GGGTTGAAGCGTCGGGCGATTGGTGCAAAAAATGGGAAGGACTTGGGAGCCCCAAAATGTCGTCCATACGAAAAGCCGCGAACGCCGCCCTCGATAGCCTTCGCGGAACAGCCTACCCCGATGGCGAGAAGATTATCCGAGCCGCATCCAGATTGCGTATTTCAAGCCACGTCATATCGGAGGAAGAGGCCATTGCACTCGTTCGAAGCGTGATGGAAGAGCGTGAAAGTCTTTGGCCTGGCTACGACACAACAACTGAGATTTGATCTTCATGCAACAAGACATTTCCGAACTAGGCGAGTTTTGGGAGCGCATCACCTTCCCCGATGGAACGGTAGTAGGTCCGGGGCGCAGTAAGGAAGTTCTCTGGCGAGACTATCTGTCGAAGTCGCTACGCCCCGAAGAATTCGTCGGCAAATCCATCCTTGATCTCGGCTGCAACGCGGGCGGCAACCTGATAGAACTTTCGAAATTCCGCCCTTCCCGACTTGTCGGCGTCGAGGGAAACGAGACGTTCTATCGGCAGGCGCAATTCGTGGTGGATGAATTCAATCTGCCGGCGACCGTCATTCGCGATCGCTTCGCCCGTACAAAGACCGCCGACGACTACGCAAAGGCGTTCGGCAAATTCGACATCATCTTCTGCCTGGGCATCATCTACCATCTGGACAGGGGCACAAACGTCGAACTGCTGAAATACATTCGCCAGAATAGCGACCGCTCTTTCTTCTCAACGCAACTCGAAGGCCACCCCGGAAGACCCGGCGTCGATTGGCATGTTTCTCGGTCAGGAACCGTCGATTTGCTTTTGGCGGCCGGGTTCCGCGGCGTCCGCGACCTTTATGAAAAGAAGGGCGCGGACACTTGGGCGGGCTTGACGAATAGCTGGTATTTCGAAGCCGTCTAAGCCCGGTAACGTATGACGCCTGTAAGGCGGGTGCTGTTGGAAATGTCACTCGCCGCAAGCGCCACACCGCTGCTACCGCTGTAAGCATCGGTCATCAACGTGATGTAGCTGTTGCCATTTAGCACGTATCCTGTCGGCCGCTTGGAAGTTGCCAATATCCACTCCCCGATCTCGCACGGGTAGAGCATGGAAGACTGGAATTGGGCGCAAGGGAACGGCAGGCCGTCGATTATCAGACCGCCAGCCATGCCGCTGGTTGCCGACAAGGAAAGACGAAACCACGCGGTCACCCACCCGTCTTCATAGACGTATTCTCCGCTTTGCACCGCATAGGTGTTAGACCCGGCCGTTGTGGAGCCCTTGAGCACCGGCGTCCACGATCCATCGTTAAGCGGATGCTGGCCGGTGATGTTGTCGGCCAGGTCTTCATGACAATTGAGCATGTAGTAATAAAACCCGTTTGCCGCTTTTATGCCCGTCGCGCCGTCGATCTCATCAAGGGTGAAAGCGTCGCGCGCCCTCGCGCTCGGATTGGTGCCGCCGATATAGATATATTCGGCGTTGACCCATGCTTTCTTGATGGTGTTGCCGAAGAAGGTGTTGGACGCCGGTCCGATGACCATGATCCCGTACTGTTGATCGGCTCGGCCGGTTGATATAGCCGAACCGCTGCCGGTGACGTTTGTTGAACAATTCTGTTCGGTGTAGCCACCATACGCGCCGTTGCCGCTGTCATCTGCGGCATAGACGAGGCCTGCCCCGTCATTCGCCTCGCCAAGCCAGCCGTTTAACGTACAGCCCCGGTGCGGCCCCCAATAAATGCCGCACCCGGCCGTTCGCGACCAAACGGACGTTGCATCATCGAACTCGCCGCCCGTCCCGTTGCCGAAGCCCCAAATACTCGTTGGGTGGATAGCGTTGCAGGCGTACTGCGTGGTCCATGCCATGTCCCGTAGCGCCGCCCCGAACGACACTCCGCGTCGGCCGTTCCTGTAGCCGGTAAGCCGGTTGAAGTGGCCGGAATAGGAGCCGTTGATATAGATGCCGTCGCGCTTGCAGTTCATGGCAAGCACGTGATCGAGATAGCCGTTCTGGAGACGGGCCGTGTAGAGGCCGAACAGGGCTTTGTTGTTTCCGTCCAGCAGGACGCTTTCAAGACGGAACCCGACTATCGTGTCAGACGCGAACGTGTTGCCCGGCTCGGTTCCGACCGCCGCGCCGGATACCGCTATGACTGCCCCGTCGTTGGCATTGCCGTCGTAATAGATGATCGGCTCGTTAACGCCAGTCGTCCACGCCGGGCCACCCGTCTGCGTCGTATAGGGCCAGAAGGACGGGTTGCCGAGGCCGATGAACCCGTTGCCACGGTTGCGCTGCGGATCGACAAGGAGCGGGCTGGTGATGCGGTATTTGCCGGGAGGCATGAAGCACACCCGGTTGCTGTCCAGCGCGTCTTGCAAAGCCGTGGTGTCGTCCGTGGTGCCGTCCCCTTTGGCCCCAAAATCCCGCACGCTATGCATATAGGTGATGCGGTTGTAGAGGGTCGTACCGCTCTTGACGGCCGCATCGTCAATCGCGCCGACAAGAATCGCCGTCAACGTCGGCGTATCAGCCGCCTTGAAAAGCTGCGTCCCTCTAAAGCCTGCTCCTAGATTCGCAAGCGCGGTGTTGGCGCTTGCGAGATCGGCAAGGTTGTTTGCCTTCTGCGCAGCGCCATCGGCCTTTGTGCCCTGCGCGGCGGTCGCAAAAAATTCCGTGTTCTTTGCGGCGGCGGTGCCGAGAGTCGGCTTGTTGTCGAGTTCGTTATAATCCGTCGTGCCTGGGGCGCCGTCGGCCCCTGCCGGCCCCGTTGCGCCGGTATCGCCCTTGGCTCCTTTCGGTATGGTGAAATCGAACACCGCGGCGGCCGACGTGCCGGAGTTCGTCACGGCCGCATCGCTGCCGGCCGCGCCAGTCGTCACCGTACCGACACCAACCGTCGCTGCGGCGCCGTCGGCGCCGGGCGCTCCGTCCTGGCCGTCCGCTCCATCAGCGCCGTCGGCGCCTGCCGGGCCTTGCTGCAGCGTAAAGATCAGTTCCCACTTGCCCGCGGCCAGGTCGTCCGCGAACACGCCGGACGTGTGCGGCTCGACGCAGCGATACATCCCGAGCCCGTTCGTCACCGTCGCCGGTGGAAAGTACTCCGTCCCGGTGGCCCACGCTTCCGGCGGCTCGATACCGACCAGCACGCCGTCGGCCAGGCTGTCGGTCGTGACGATCTTGTTGTTGAGCTTGCCGTCGGCCCTGCGCACATCGGAGAGCGCGTCGATCGTGTCGTCCGACGCGCGCTTCAATTCGGCCAGGTCGGCGTCAAGTTGCGTGCCCGGAAATGGCCTGTCCTGAGTCGCCTGCTGGAACCCGGTGTAGGAATATTCGATGTCGGGTTTTACGGGGTCAGCCATCTAGCGCGCTCGCGTCCGGAATGTCGCGCGACATTACCGACAATCCGCCCGAAACGCAAACCGCCTCAGCGGGGAGGATCGCTGAGGCGGTCAAGCGTGACGACCAGACACGCGGCAAAGCCAGGGAGGACTTTTACAATGCGGAATGTAGGGCGGTTGTCCGGAGTTTGTCAAGCGGGCGGCGTTGCACCGCGGCGGGTCTGCAGCCCGGTCAAGCCGTTTCGGCGCTGCGGCCGCTACGGACGGGGAGTCCGGTTCGATTTTTCGGGTGAAAATTTGTATGGGCGTCCGACGGCGTTCGCGCCGACGTGCGCGGACTATCGGCAGGGGTCGGGCACCGGCCGGGAGCGGCCGACGAGCCGCCCCATGGTGGCGCTAACTACGTCATTTACACAGTTTCTACGCCAATGAAATCAATGACTTAGCGCTGACGCATGGTAGCGGATTGGTAGCGCACTAGTCGAAAACGCCGGGATCCTGCGCTTTCTCGTCGATCGGCTCAGCCTCGATCACGGCTGGCCTGGCGCGATCGGCGAGCTCGCTTTTCAGCCACTCGAGGGCCTGCGTGATCTCGTCCGGCGACATCTCCGCAGGTGATTTCATCGCGCCGCCGGCCCGGTCGCCAAAGGCGTACTGGATAACGACCTTTGCGGCTTGAATCCGGTCTTTTGTGGCGATCGCCGGCTTTGTCAGGGCGTCGTCGAGGGCGCCGAGCGCTTTCGGCAACAGATCGTTATGCAGCCGCGCCACCTGGGCGGCGCGCACGGCTTCTTGGATTGCCGGCGTTTGCATGTTTTGCGAGCCGCGCGGCTGCGGCGACGAGTAGCCGGCTTTCGCCGCGGAATATGTCGCGTTGCCCGTCTCGACCATCACTTCCACAAACCGTTGCTGTTGACGACTGAGACGTCCCGAATTTCGCGCCATCGTTACGCTTCCGAAATGAGTTTCATAAGCAAGCGCTTATATCTAAAATCACCATCGCAGGATAGAGCGCCGTCGACGCGCTGTCTAATTTTGTTCATTTTGTCGCTTGACGTGCCGAACAAAACGACATACAAAAGACAAATCGACATACAAATTGAGGGGCGCAGATCAATGTACATGGTTCGTGAATTTCAATGCGGCACGGTCATCTTCGAGAAGGAAAACGGCTGGTTCCGAGTCGTCCTTCGCGACACCGCTGGCAATCTATTGGACAAGGTGCGCTGTGATACCTACCGCGAGGCGCTGGAATATCGCCGCGCGTTCACTGCGATCGCCAAATCGCGCTGAGTCTTCCGGTTTCCCCGCTCCGGCGGGGTTTCCAGAATACTCGCACGCAACACCGAAACGGAGAAACGACCATGACGCCCGCTTTCCCTAACGGAAAACTCGGAATCGACCTGTCGCCTGCCGATCAACGCCGTGCCTTGGCGCGCTACGCCCACCGTTTCACGAAAGAGCATAAGCCGGCATGGGCAAACGAGGCCGCCGGCGGCGGAAACATGCGTTGGCCGGGTTGGCCGGTTTACCCCGTCCAGTTCGCAAGCGACCGCGATTGGCTGGAAAACACGCGCTTCCCCGTCCGCGAAAACGGGACTCTCGCAGCCCGCGGTGACTGCTACTCCTGCCCCACGTGGCCGGATCACCCCGAATTGCGGCAAAGCCGTTCCTAGCGCGTCCTGAATGACGACCGACACACGCAACACCGAAACGGAGAAAACGACCATGAAACAGATTTTTGTCGCTCGCGCTGGCTTCGCGAAACGCGAAGCGATCGACGCATACGAAGCTGGCGCGCTGGCGATCCATCGCGCAATGAGCAGCGAAAAGAAATGGATTGTGACGCATCCGGAAAGCGGATGTTCCATCACCGGCGGGCGTCATTTCGATAGCAAGGCGCAAGCGAAGCGCTTCGCCGATGAACTGCAGCGCCATCTCGATTTTGCGAAGCTGACCGAGACGGCCGGCACGTGGGACGTGCAAAAAGCGTTCGGGTCGGAAAACATCCGCCGCGCCATGTCCGCAGCGTTTCAGCACGCTTACGGCGCCTAGCGCGTCTGGAATGACGACCGACACACGCAACACCGAAACGGAGAGACGACCATGTTCAATCTCGATTACGTACTGCGCCGCAAATTCACGCGCAAAGCGCCAAACGGCGTGTCGTGCAACCCGTTCGACATATACGAAGATTTCGGCGGTGAAGGCGGCTCTATCGTTTGTAGGGTTTCCGCGCTCGGAAATCTCACCGAGCCCTACGCAAACCTTTTGGCCGCAGCGCCTGACATGCTCGCCGCGCTGAAATTCATCGCCGCGCCGCAGCCCTACGGCGCAACGCAGGAATGGCGCGACAATGTGAAAAAGGGCCGAGCGATGGTTCTCGCCGCGATCGCCAAAGCTGAAGGCCGCGCCTAGCGCGTCCCGAATGACGACCGACACCAACGACAAACCGAAACAGGAGACTTTCACCATGGCCTACCAGGGTTGGAAAAACTACGAGACTTGGAACGTCGCGCTTTACGTCAACAATGACGAGGCGGCCTATCGCGCCATGTGCGCGCAACGGCCTTTCACGGCCGCAACGGCCGAGTCGTTTTGCCGGGAGGCATTTCCGCACGGCACGCCCGACATGCAGACCGACGAGGATTGGTCTCCGCTCTCCAAAACCGCAGCGCGCGAGCGAATGAATCTTGTCGATTGGCAAGAAATCGCCGACGCGTTCAACGAGGAATAGGCCAATGCGTGATCTCTTCCGCGACGGGCTGGAATTCATCGTCATGCTGGCCTTTTGCGCCATGATCGGATTCTACGCCTGGACAATCGCCACAAATGGCTTGTGACGCGCGTTGGCGTCCGGAATGACGGAAGACACCGCCGGACGCCCATACGCGCACCAGCGGCCGGATATGGCCGGAACAGACAACGGAGAAGAACCATGAACGCACCATTTATCATTCCCGAGCCTTTCGGCCCTGTTTACCCTGATCTCGGCACCCGGGTCGCCAAGCTTCGCCGCAAGCCGCGCACGCCCGAAAACATAGCCGAGCATGGCGCGGCCGTACTGAAAGCGATACGGGCGAAAAACGACGCGTTGCTTAGCCGCGCCGCGCCGACACCGCCGCCTTGCCCTTGCGCGAGCGGAACGCGACACAACACGGGCAAGGCGATCCTTGCGGCCGTTTGTTCGCAGAATCTCGCCGCGCTGCACCGGCGTCCGTTTCCGGATCCTATTTCCAAGCATCTGACAAAATGATCGCAATTGCGGCGCTCGCCGTCCTGGCCGTTCTATCGGCCATTGCCTTGCCTCGAGCCGTTGGACAGATTGTCTATGGCATCGCCCGAATGATTGAACGGCCGCCGCGATAGGGCGGCCGTTTCTTTTTGTGGCGTTGGCCATTGCTATTAATTCCAATGCCAGAACACCGGGCTTACGGGTTTGCTAGGCCCTTCTTATAGGGGGCCTAGCAAACCTAGCAAATGAGCCTTGATCGTTCCTAGCGTTCCTAGCATTTCCTAGCAAACGGGCCAAACACTTGATTTTATTGGCGTTTCGGCTTCCTAGCAAACGCCTAGCATTTCCTAGCAAACGATGCGAAAACGACATACGCGATTTCATTTGCTAGGAAAATTTTATGTAATGGATTCAAGGCGTTACTGAGTTTGCTAGGAAATGCCAGGAACGACGTTTACTCGAAAACGCTATCTTCTTTGCGCTCGACAACCCTATACCGGCCGCGCCCGATCTTCTCGATAAGCCGCTTCTCTATCAAGCTGGCGAGTAGATAACGTGCGTTCTTGTCGGACAAATTGTCCCCTTGCAAAACCATATACGCGCATAGTTCGGCAGCGGAAACGCCCGCCTCACCGTCCCTGCTACTAGCCTGCAGCGCCTCAACGGCGGCGAGGGCAACCTCTTCCCGTGCCGTAGGGGCGCGCGGCGCGGGCGCAGAGACCGTATCCTTGCCGCATAGCCGCACCGTGCACGACGTCACAGGATCGCCGTCACCGTCCACACCCAAAACCCGCGTCTCCAAGACGAAGCCAGACGACCAGGACTTATCCAGATCGCGTTGCTTGGTGACTTCGATCGCGCCTTCGCCGATTTCTATCTCCGTGTCCGTGGCCGCGCGTAGCAGCGAATGCCCGCGCGCGCCCATGGCGACGTTCTTGCCGCTGTGATGCACAACCAACAAGTGGGCCGAAGTCGCGGCCCGCAGCGCGTCGAAATGCGTGACAATGTGGCCCATGTCGACCGACGAGTTTTCATCGCCGCCGGCCATGGCGCGCGACAGCGTATCGATGACAATCAGCACCAGATCGAAACCACGCTCGCGCAGCGTCGCCATCATCTCGCGAATGGCCGAGATCAACGGTCGGAGATCCGCATCAGGCCGCCGCAAGTCCACGCTGGACGGCAACAGGAAGAACGGCACGTCGTCGGCGCCGTATTTCTCCCGCAGCGCTCTGACCCGGCGCTTGGCGCCGCGCCCGCCTTCGGCCGCGACGTACAGCACCGCGCCCTTGGTGACGCGCATGCCGGCGTATTCCGTGCCGGCCGCGATGTGATAGCCGATATCCATCGCAACGAATGTCTTGCCGACGTTGGAGGGGCCATACAGCACCGTCATCGCGCCCTGGTCCAACAGTCCCTTGATGAGCGGCGCCGAGACGTCGCCGAGCGCGGCGTCGGCAGCTTGGCCGAATGACAGGATATCGAACTTGCGCTGCTTCTTCTCTTCGGGCGGGAACAGCGATTCGGCCGCGGCGTCATTCACCTGCGCCGCGGCGACCGGATCGAAATGCGGCGTGAACGCACCGCCGCTCCATTCGTGTGCTCGCGCGTAGAGCCAATCGGCGCCGATGCGCGGCGGCAGCGTCATGCGCGCCCATTCCGCCGCAACCACATCGGGGTCGTTCTCGCCTTCTTCCCATCTGTCGCACCAGTCGGCATAGAGTTCGAAGGCAAGGGCCGGATCGTCGGGCAAGGCGCCTTTGAGCGCGTAGCCGACCGCAACGTATTCGTCCCGGCCAGCCGTGTTGCGCATGGCTTTTACCGCGCGCTCGACCAGGACCGGATCGCCCTTCAGCTTTTCGGGATCGACTGGATCGTCGGATTGCGCGCCTTCGTGCTTGACCGGCTCGGCCTGCGGCATCGCTTCGGCTATTTCCTGCAGAATGGCGTCGAGCTTGGCCGCCGGCACGTAAACCAGGTCCTTGCGCGGCGGTATGCCTTGCGGCCAGCGGTAGGGTTTCCCGGTGGCGGGGTGGATGCCGTGCGCGACGAATTGGCGGCCTTCGCACAATATCTCGACGCGGCTTGTCAGCCGGCCGTGCTCGTCGCGATCGCCAAAAGCGACGCAATGGTAAACGTAGTCCTCGTCGGTCAAGAGCATGAACCCGGCTTTCGGGTAGTTGCCGACGCGCCAGAATATGTTCGTGCCGAGATGTTTCTCGAAAATGGCTTTGACCGCCGCGGCCCATTCAGCCTTCAGCGTATCGACGTCGACGAAGGCCAGGCCGCGACCCGTCTTCAGGCCGACCGACGCGCCCATGCGCTGCCATATGTCGAGATCGCGCAATTCGGCTTCGACCTTGGTGAAGTCGATACCGCGCCAACCATCGTCGCCCTTCACGCCGGGCGCCTTGCCGCGGGGATCTTTCTTCGGATCGCCTTTGGCTGCGGCTAGGCGTTTCGCGAATGTCGAACGGGGCGACACTTCGCACTTTGGCGGCGTCACTGGTACGATACGTGTGTAGCCGAGCGCGTGGAAGCGCAGGAAAGGATTGCCGGTTTCGGAGTTCACGGTCCCTCGCGTCATGGTCGTCAGGATTTTGCGGGAACGCTCAGTCTGACGCGCCGCATTCCGTTTGTCCAGAAGTGTCGTCGGTGTCGTGCGCCATCCCGGACAGCGGAACGATGGCAAGACGATAACCCATCACTTCCAGCATGTTCTCGAATGTCGATAGCTGCGGTGACCGATGGCCGCCGCGCCACATGCAGATCGTGACTTCGTGCGCGCCGGCGCGGGCGGCGATCTCGCCAACGCTGCGCTCGTCGCGGTCCAGCAAGTCGAAGAATTCCCGCACGGATGGGATGGCGGACCGCACCGGCTTGCGCCTGGCGGCCCTGCCTGAGTTGGCCGGTTTGTGGCCCTGCGGCCTACCCACGGCTCAACCCTTCCAGCTTTCGCGCTCTATCAGCGCCGCAATCTGCATGGCGAGACTCCAAGGCGCGACGGCCGGCTTCGGTGGCGAGCGCGTTATAGATTTCCGTCCGAAGTCTAATCTTCCGAACGAGTTCGCTGGTGTAGCTTTCGAAAAACCGCTTCTTGACGTGTCGTGACGCTATCCCGTGAGCGATTGCGAATAGCCTCGCATCAACTAGCATTCTGAACCTCCGTGGGGGAGAGCGCGGATGGCCGCTTCCTTCTCGGCAAGTTCCTGATGCGGCTCGCCGTATTTCTTGATGGTTGGGTGGAACTTGATGGCCGACAGACGTTCGGCGTCGGTCAGTTTCGCGTTGGCGTTCGGCGGGTCGGTGCGCCATGCCATACGAGCCGTGAAAACTACCGCATGTTCCAGCCGTTTGGCGGCTTCCGTCGCCTCCCGCATATCCTCTACCGCCTTCTCTGCGCGTGCTTCGGCGGCTAGGGCACGGGCTTGCCAGTCTATCAGCGCCTCAATCTGCATGGCGAGACTCCAAGGCGCGGCGACGGTCAATCCCCATCCTCCAAATCAAGGGATTCGAGGAGACCATCGGCGATGCATTTCTGATCGGCGACTTCTTCGCGGGCTTTGACGATGTCGCGGATCACGTTGATGTTGTTTATGCCGTCATAGTCGTTCGCCTCCCGATAGACCTCGTGAATCTGATCATTGAGAGCTTCGATGCGAGTGACGAGTTCGAGGGCGATCTTGCTAGTAAGCTTGGTCATGTCAGTCTCCTTTGGTTGAATTTTGGGTTGCATTCTGAACCTCCGCGGGGAGAGCGCGGATTGCGGCGGTTCCAGGCTGCTATGGCTTCCTTGTCGGTTTTGCGTTTGGCGCCTTGGGCTCCGCAATTTTCGCACCATATCGTCTGGAAGTAGCCCTTGTCCGGTGGTGGTAGCCGGCAATAATCGTTCTGCGGGACCGGGTTCGGTGCGTTGCCGCAAAACGGGCAGGGCAGGAGTTTCGCGTCCAGTCCGGTAGTGTCAGTCATATCTCTTCCTCTATTCCCATTGCCACGTCAGCGCGTTTCGCCGCGCTCATCAGCGCCGCCACGCCGTAACCGAACACCAGGCCGGCATAGAACGCCGCGATGATCCACAGCCATGTCATGACCGCCAGCCCATTACTCGGCGCCACCAACCCGGCCAAGGAAGCGGAACCTTGACCGGAATTTCCGCGACGAGCTCGCCGTCGACGCGGGCCGTCATGCCGATGGCGCGTAGCCGGCGCGATGCGTCGAGCGGATCATCGGCGTGGATATGAACGACGTGCTGGCGTCCGTTGTGTTGGAACGAACAGGTGTAAACGGTCACGGCCGTTCCTCTCCTTCCAGCAAGGCGATGATCTGGCGTTCGCGGATCCGCATCGCCCATACGATGACGACCAGGGCGCCGAGCCCGAGAGCCGCGCCGATCGCGGCGGCAAGCAAGGTTTGCATCGGGCGTCTCCCTAGTACGTTTCCCGCGCGATGACGGGTGAGAGCGGCGACAGCCGCATGAACGTGTCGACCGGCAACCGGCCGATATTTGCTACGCTGTTCGTCGTATCGCTGTTGTGCGCGAGACCCATCGAGATCAGCAGATGCGATACGGTCCCGCGCTTCAGCCCGGTCACGCGGGCGATGTCGATCGGGCGGACCAGCGGATCGTCCGCGGCCTTCCACGCGCGATAGACCAGGAAGCGGCGGGCTTTGGCTTTCAGGGCGGCGCGGTTCATGACGGCATCCTCGCCGCAGTTAATTCGGCGCAGTCCCGCGCACGAGACCACTGCTTCGGATCGCTTTTGCGGACGATCTCGGCGCGGCAGGATTCGCAAAGAAGATGCGTCTGCGACACCGGACCGCCGCCATCCTGCGAAATCGCTACCGTCACCATCGCCCATGCGAAGGGCAGTTCCGGCGTCTCGGCGTTCTTCTTTGCGCGGCAACCGTCGCACGCATATTGGTAACTGATTCCCATGATTTGTCTCCTGTGTCGGTCGTCATTCCGTACTATGCAAACACGTCGCTTGGCTCGGGTTGCGGTTCTTCCGGCGCCGGCGGGAACGCCGCCGATAGCGCGTCGTCTAGCGTCGCGGCCTCGAATGAAAAGGACTGGCCGTCTTCGGTCAGTATCTCGAGCGTGACGCCCGCGCCCGGTTCCAGCGCATAGACGCCGAACGACCAGCGAGGATAGGTGGCGCGGGCTTCGTCGAAAGTCATTGAAGACATCTCGCTTTTATGGCCTCGTACATCTTCTTCGTGCAAAAGATGACGCGGCCTTTTACGGCGGCGGTCTCGTCGTCGACTGTGATTGTTTCGCCGGTGCGTTCGTCGGTAACGTCGGTCCCGGCATCGACTTCCATGACGCGCATCGCGCCGAACGGCATGGTCGTGTATGTTGAAGGGTGGCGCATGGCGATCACCAGAACGAACCGGGATAGCCGTAGCCGATCGCACCGTAATTGACGGTCTCGAAAGACGTGGCGGTGTAGCTGCGGTTGTAGGCGGCGCCGTTCCCGGTCGTCATGCAGCCGGACAGCAAAGCGGCGAAGGCCGCGAATACGATCATCTGTTTCATTTGTCCCGCTCCGTAAGCATGGCGTCGGCCATGATGAAAGCGTGTTCGGCGAATAGATGCGCGCGCTGCGTCGCTGTCATACCCGCCTTGGTCATATCCCGCACATCATCCTCGCTAACTGAAGCTAAGGAGCCGACGAGTGCCTGCGCGGCGAAGTAGTCGCGCAGCGACATGCCGCCGAACGGCGGTGTTCTGTCCGTGCGGCCCCAGTTCTGCGCGTACCCCGGATTCGGGTGTGGAAAGGCGGGGCCTCCGTTGATCTTGTCAGTCATTCGAACACGCTCTCTTTCTCGGCAGGAGCCTCCGGAGCGAGCGCAGCGGCCAGGATACCGACGACCGTTTCGGACTTCGGCTTCTTCTCCCGCTTGGCGCGCGACTTGACGGCCCGATGCAACGGAGCCGGCACGCGGACGGCTAGCATCTCCGTCGGATGGCCGTACTTCTTCCGGTAGGTCTTCTTGCGCTTCATGTGGTCCTCGTTAATGGGGCGCCGGCTTCGCGGGGGCGGCGAAGCCGGCTGTCGAAAGGTGGTGCGCGCAACGCGCTGCGGTCTACATGGCGAACCTCCTGGTCGTTGAAGTTCTGGTCTATGCAGACAATTTGTATGTCGTTTTGTACGGTGTGTCAAGCGACAAAACGGACAAAAGGATCAGTCCTTGCGGTACCGCTTTCCCCGCCATCCGCCCGCCGTCAAAGGCATCCCCGCGGCCCATTCCGGCAATTCGCAGATCAGCTTTTCGAACGCTGCCAGATCCCCGGTTCCGCGCAGCACTTCGGCGATCATCTCGTCGTAGACGTGAGCGATGATCGGGTAACCGGCCGCTTCGGCCTTGCGCATGCCGTTGACGAGCAGATCGCGGGCGATGGCCTGGGTGTCGTTCTCGGCCAACAAGCCGCCGTAGAGATGCGAGCGCGTCCATTTCTTCGTGACGGAATTGACGCCGAGCGCCGAGATCGAAGGCGACGTCGAACCGTTGATTCGACACGTTCCGCGCACAGCCATGCGCTCGGCCGTCTCGCGGTCCATCACTTCGGCGTCGCACCATGCCCCGTCGTCGAGTTTGACTTCCGCCCATACCTGGTCACGCAGCCGCGGCGAGCCGTAGGCCAGGCAACGGCCGCTCGGCAGACGGCACCACAGGAAGCCGCGGGCGACAAGGTAGGAACACTTTAGCGCCGTGAACTGCGTTCCCGGGTTGCGAATCGCGTCGCGCACGGCGTCTTCGCGAGTGTGCCAGCCTTTCTTTATGGCCGGGTTCGTCTCGCGCCAGCCGACCTTGATGATCTCGCAAGCCAACCATGCTTCGCGCGACAGTTCGTCGGTCTTTTCATTGCCGCGCTTCAGGTTCGCCTCGTAGCGCTTGACCGCACGTTCGCGGCGTTCTTCGTCGGCGGTCGCCCACACCGGCCCGAACAGCGGATCGAGCTTGACGCCGTAGTTCTTCGACATCGAATGGAAGGCCGACACACCGCCGCCGAAGCCAAGGGCGAGCTCGCTCACCTTGCCAACGGCTTGACGCGCCCAATGTTTCTTCGTCACGACGTCGACCGGCAAGCCGAGAATACCGGCGGCTGTCCGGCGATACATATCCGGCAGATCGGGATCGGCGATGATCTCGTGCATCGCCCGCACCTTCCAATGCTCGCCCGACGACCATGCGATGACGGCGCCTTCGATGCCGGAATAGTCGGCCTGTACAAGATCGTGACCGGGCGCGGCCATGATGAAGCCGCGTATAGCGTCGGAGACGAGATGCAGCGGGCGGCCGAGCGTGTCGCCGTATAGGAACTGCAGGAAGTCCGGATCCTCGTGCCGGAATGCTTTGAACAGCGTCGCGCGGTCGAGATGCGCGTCGTCGAACTCGCGACGGGGCCGCGGAAGATTCGAGAAATTAACGCCGACCGACTGGAAACGGCCCGTGCCGGCGCCGTGGTAGATCGACGTGCCGCGCACGCGGCCATCGTCGGAAGCGCGGTCCAGCATCGCTTTCAACTTCGACACGGATGTCTTCGCCGCTTCCTGGCGTATCTCTATCGCGCGGCGGACGTTCGCCGGCAGATCGTCCAGTTCCAGCAACGCCTCGAGCTCGGCCTTGGCCGCCGACGACATCGGCACGCCTTGGCTCTCGACCCACTCGACCAGCTTGCCCGGCTGCGTCGTCGACGGAACATAACCGCCGGTCACAAGCCGCAATTCGCGGTCAAGCTTCAGCTTGGCCTTCTCCGCCAGCCGCAGCGCGGCGCGTGCCGATCGTCGATCGATGCGGATGCCGCGGTCGTTGATGATCTCCCCGAGCACATAGACGTCCTGCTCGTCAGCCGACAGCGGAACCATGCGGCGGTCGGCACCGGCTTCCGTGCGCACATCATCATCGCAGTAGTCGTGGAAGCGCTCGAATTCTTCCGGGTGCTCGTGCGGCTGATTGAAGTAGACGCCCGGCTCTTCGCCCTTGCGGACGCGGCGCGGGATCGAGAATTTCCGGATGAGCCGCGAGCCTTCCTTGTCCTTCTGGATCGTGAGATCGAGCGCCGCGCCGAGATCGCCGAGCGCACGCGGCAGCGACATGGCCGCCGCCGTGGCCGCCGTGCAGCGGAATTGCTCCGTTTTCACAGCGGGCCATCCGTAGCGCGGCGTCAGGACGTACTGCCACAGCAACCGTTCGAACGCAGCGTTATGGGCCGAAATCATGCCTCCAGCCGTGACATGCTCGACGATATCGGGCGGGCACGGCGCCGGCGGTCGCCAGCGATTAACCGGATTCTGGTTAATCGAGTAGGACGCCATTAGCGGTTCGGTTGTCTCGGATGCCATATAGTTGTAGACGCCGCGCTTCTTCAGATCGACGGCGGAACGGGTCTCGAAGTCGATCTCGAGCGTCATGCGAACACCCCGTAGGCGAGGCCGAGACGCTTTTTCGCGATCTCGATATAAGCAGGGTTCAATTCGATCCCGATGCAGCGTCGGCCTAGTTCGCGAGCGACAAGACCGGTCGTGCCGGCGCCGAAGAACGGGTCGAGCACGATACCGCCTTCAGGGCACCCGGCCAGGATACAGGGCCGTATAAGATCGGGCGGGAAGGTGGCGAAGTGGGCGTCGGCGAACGGCTTCGTTCCAATCGTCCAGACGCTGCGCCTGTTGCGTTTCTCCTGCCCTGCGAGCGTTTTAAGTATTTCCGCCGGCCGGCGGGAACGGGCGCGCTGCCCGGTGATGCCGCTTTCGTACTGTTCCTGCTTAAACCCGCCTGTCTGTGAATTCAGAGTTTCCTGCGCGTACCGCTTTCTCGACGCTGCGGCGATCGGCTCCTTGATCGCCTCTTGATCGTAGTAATACCGAGCCGACTTCGACAACAAATACAGCATTTCGTGCGCGGGTGTGGTACGGTCGCGAACGCTGATCGGCATCGGGTTGGGCTTGTGCCATATGATCTCGTCGCGGATCCACCAGCCAGATTCCTGCAGCGCGATCGCAACACGCGCGGGCAGCATCATGCGGTCTTTCGCCTTCAGTTCCGGCGTTGCTGCGCGGATCACTGGCAAGACTGCACCGCCGTCTCGCCGGAATGACTTGCGAACGGGGCCGACGGTCGAGATCGGTTTGTCGCGGAAAGTTCGATCATCGTTGCCGAGTGTTTTTGTGTCGGCGGCGGAACGCCCGTTCGGCGCGCTGGCGTAGGCATCGCCGTAGTTGAGCCATAGCGTTCCGTCTTTTCGAAGAACGCGTCGGGCCTCGCCGAACACTTCTACAAGCCGATCGATATGCTCGCCAAGCGATTGTTCGAGGCCGATCTGGCCGTCGACGCCATAGTCGCGAAGGCCCCAATAAGGCGGCGACGTGACGATGCAGTGGACGCTTTCGGACGGCAGCAATTCCAGCGCGGCGAGGCAATCGCCGTGGATGATCTCAATCATTTATGCGCCTTCCGCCGTTTCTTCATTTGCCACGACGCCCGTTCGCGCGGCGCGTCCGTGCCGTTCGAATATTCCCGATCATGACGAAGCATTTGCGCGCGGCGCGGCTTCTCTGGCGTGACGGTGACCAGCCGGTCTTCGTGAAAGATGAACCACAGCCCGCCGATCTCGGCCTGTTTGACGCGGATATCGGCGTAGGGCTGCGCAATCTCGGCCAGGGCGTCGCGGAAGATTTCAAGATCGAAGCCGCGGGCGCGCTCGAGCCACCGGATCAGCGCGTGGTCCGTGATGACGACTTTTGTCATGCGAACACCCCCGTCAGTCGAAGACGTTCGTCGGCTTCGGCGTCGAGGAACGCTTCGATGAACGTTTGCGCGAGCGGGGCAACGATTGCATTGCCATAACCGCGCAGTCGTCCCACTCTGGCGGGAGACCCATGAGCCAGCGGGAATGTGCCGGGTTCAACTGGCCGCCACTTTCCATCCCGGCAGAAGAGCCAGTCAGCATCTCGCCAGATGCCGTTAGTCGGGCCGGGCCGTGGGTAGCGCAGAGATCGACCGTTTTCCGGCTGCTGTCGTTGTTCCCCGCCGGATTGTAGCGGCCCGGTTTCCCCGGCGATCCGGCCATGGGCGTCGGCCACCCTGCCAAGAGAGATTGATGACACAGTTGCACCTGGCCTTCGCCGAGCCGGTTCCCGCCCTTCGCATCCACGGTGTTCGGACTGCGCCATCCCGCCGTCATCGCCACTTGCGGCAGGCTCACGGTAGCCTTCGAACCGTCCGGCCGCTTGCCCGTCGATGAGGCGTCTTTCGCCATCTGCGAACCGGAGGCGTTCCCGACCGTCGGAGTGGGCCATCCCGCGAGATGCGCCGCCTGTCCTATCGGCAGTCCCGCTCCATTGCCGTTTCCATGCTTCGCTTTCAGCCGATCGCGGCGCTCCTGATGCTTCTCCGGGTCCGCGAAGACATTCATCGCTTGGGCGTCCGGCGTCGGCCAACCGCTCTTCAGTGAAGAAGAGCCGTTGCCGGATGTGCGGCGCGCCGATGCCCGCAGCGCACAGATCGGCGGCCCCGACGGCATATCCAGCTTCTTCCATGACAGCGCGTAAAGTGTAGAGCCACAGCCGGCCGTCGCGGCTCGCAACCTGCTCTCCAAAGACGACTGAAGGTCGGCACTGGCCCTTGAGGCGGATGAACTCGGGGAGAAGGTGTCGATCGTCGCCGCGCCACTCGTCGCCGCAATCGAGACATATCCATCCGGCTGTGACGATAGGATGCGAGAGACAGCTTTTTCCGCCGCAGCTAGGACACTCGCTTCCTTTGCCGGCGGCCGAGAACGGCGGGCACGGGCAGCTTCCGGTCCAGACTTCGCGATCGTCGGGCCATCCGGCTCGGCGGAGCGCGTGGGACCAGACACCGATCCCGGCGAAGAAATGACACTGGCGGTAGCCTCGCAAGTCGTCGGGGCTGACATCCTCGATACTCCTTTCATCCACGTCGCCCGGCGCGATGTGGCCGGCTTTGATGAGTTCCCGCAGCCACGCGGCCGCGAATGGATCGATCTCGTTGTAGTACGCTGTTGGCTGTGTCATGCGTCATTCCGTACAGCCGAGCAACTTCTGCGCTGTCGCATCCGGCAACGCCATGCCGCCTTTGACTTCGACGGTGCAGAGCCGGCCCATGCCGTCGCGGTAGAGCGGCTTTTCGAACGACAGGAAGTCGAGACGCATCTTGGCCTTGGTCGTGGCGCCATCGGCCATCAAACGGACGAATCCGCCGTTGACCTTGGCGTAGAGATAGCCGTCCCGGCTGTAGATCGGCGTCTGGCGGTAAACCCCGTTCTCAACGAGTACCGCGGCCTCGCCTTCGATCTCTTGAAAGAAGCTCATTCAAATACGCTCCCTGATGTCGGTTCGGGCGCGACAAGCGTCGGCCCCGATGCGCCCGGCAAAATGCCGAGCGCCTTTTTCAATGCCGTCTCGGCGGTGGTGCCCATCTCGACGCGCCAGGACTTCCCGTCCGTCGAGATGTTGGCCTGGTAGCCCGACGAAGCCGGGAATACCGTGACGCTGATTCGCTCGCCGGCGCGGGCGCGCAGGGCTTCGTCGATCGTCATCCGAAGACGCTTTCCACCGCGCCCGCGCGGCCTTTCTTCAGCGCCGCGCTGACGCAAGTGATCTGGAATTTCACATCGTCGAGCGCGTCGTGGTGAACGCCGGAACGTTTCATGTCGCGCACGTCGAAATCGAACAGATGGATCACTGTGCGCATGTCGCGGACGTTCCAGAATTTCCACGGCGCCGAGATGCCAAGCTTACGGCAGATGGCCTCCCACAAGCTGATGTCGAACGTCGCGCCGTTGCCCCATACGAAGTCGGCACCGCATTTCTGGAACCATGCGTGAAAGAGCGCAGCGGCTTCGGCGACGTGTTTCCGGCCCTTCGTCAACCGGTCCTGCGCCTCTTTCGACTGCTTGGCCCACCAGTCATGCGTTGCGGGATCTTCGACGCAACCGATCTCCCGGCAAGAAGCTGCCGATATGTTTTGGCTGAAGGTGCGACCGATCGAACCGTCGAGTTCAAATTCGGCCGCTCCGATGGAGATGACGGAAGCGCCGGGGATTGTGCCGAGCGTTTCCAAATCCAGCATTACGTGTTTCACAGCAAGCCCTCCTTTTCGAGCCACCAGTCCGCGACGATAAGATCGTCGTCGCCAACTTCCAGCGCATCGCCGTCAAGACAGACGCGGCGCGGTATCCAGTGATCTTCGCCGTCGATCGTCACCAGGACGGCCTTGTCGGTCGTCCTGGTGATCTCGGCATGAATGGTCGTCTGCGCGAAGCGGGCCATCAGCCGAAGACGCCGACCATGCCGAGCGCCCCGGCGTAGAGTTCAAGAATGGACGCCTCTTCTTGCCGCTCCGCAGCGTCCTTCTTGCGCCAACGAATGATGGTGCGGACGGCCTTGGTGTCGAAGCCGACGCCCTTCATTTCCGAGTAGATTTCGCGGACGTCGTCGCTCAGGGCCTTCTTCTCTTCCTCGAGCCGCTCGATACGTTCGATGAAGGCGCGGAGCTGACCCGCCGCGACGGTCTGTGACGTTTCCGTAACGCCGTCGCTGTTGTGGCCGATCCCGGCCTCTTTCTTTGGCATGATCGTCGTTCCTTGTTTCGGGGAGACACGCCGGCGCTCTGTCCGGCGTGTCGCGCTCTATTCCGGACAGTCAGCCGAAAAGGCCACCGGCTCCGGCGCCGGTCTTCGTCTCTTCGGGCGCGTCGCCGGTGTCGTCGATCTTCTCGAACCAGTCCGCCGCGTTCACACCGCCGCTACCGCCGATACGCTCGCCCTCGCCGGTCTTCTGGAAGTACTCGATGCCGAAGGAGACGCCGTTGCCGTTCTTCGCATTGTACCAGGCGAAGCCGTTGATGACGCCGAACCCGCGGCAGCCGGAATAGACTTCCGCCTCCGTCGCGGGGATGTTCGGATCCTTGTAGCGAACAACCGGGGCCTTGTTGGACTGCACGCGGATGAAAATCTTGTCCGCGCCCATGCCCGGATGCAACTCGCCGGTTTCCTTGTTGCGGGCTTCCTTGCCGTCGCCGGCGAGAATCGGCGATTTGATCAGGCCATCCTTCGCCATCTTGATGCCTTTCTCACCCCATTCGCCGACGATGACCTTGGCGATTTCGGCCTCCAACTTCGGCCGATACGATGCGGGGAAGATAAGCGTCGCGTCCCACGATTCGCGCGTGGAACCGTCGTCACTCGTCTTCGTGCGGGATTTGAAGAGGCCGAAAGCGTAGGAAACAACGCCTTCGTCTGTGCGGAACAGTTCTCCGCGAAACATACTCTTTTTAGATGCCACGTCCGTTTCTCCGTTTATCAGGGTTGGAAGTATTTCGCGGCCACCGTTTTTGCCGGTGGACGACTGGTTTTGTCGCTGCGAACGAGGTTCGTCCCCGTCACAGGACGTTCGACGAAGGGCTCGATCAGAGCCTTCCGTTTCGCCCCGAGCACCTTTTCGAGTGCGGCGGGGGATTTCAGTTTCGGCTCGGCGTAGATGTCGTCGTCCGACAGCCCCGCCGTCTGCATGGCCGCCGCAAGGGCCGTCTCGTCGGTCCACTTGCGATTGCCGATCTTGTCGGCGAGAAAATATTCCTCGCCGTCCGGGCAAGGCAGTTTCTGGCCCTGCTCGGCCATTGTGTGCGCCAGTGCGCGCCTGGCCTTGATCCAGTCCTCGAGCATCGGGATCATGTCGAGATCCCGCGCGACGCTTTCCGGGTCGGTATCGAGGGCCGAATTGCCGATGCGCGGTTCCGACATGTCGTCGAACCAGACAGCGGCGACGTCGAGCGCCTGTTTCCGCAACGCGGGGCACGATCCTTCGACCGGGCAGAACGTACACTTGCCCGGACGAAGCCACTTGTCGCGCCACTCGTCCAGCAACACGGTGTTGCCGCCCGCCGCGTCATATTCGTCCATGGCGGCTTTCGACCGCTTCATGGCCGCGACCAGATCGGCCGACCATTCGGCCAGGTCGATGACGTGGATCGTCTCGGAACGGATGCGACCGTCCTTGTGGGCTGCGCGAGGCTGGACGATGGTGACCGTAACGTGGTCGATATCCAGCCCCGGATGCGCCAACATCGCGCCCAAAGCATAGGTGCGAAGTTGCGGGTTGCCTTCCGCGTCGACAACGCCGCGGCCGTTCTTGAAATCGACGATTTCAAGCCGCTTCTCGTCTTCGAAGTAGGCCACGAAGTCGCCCGTGCCGCCGGCATCGAAGGGCGGATTAAGCTTGTCGAGCACGAAGCGCTCTTCCAGCCAATATTCGGTGCAGGGGCCGATCAGGCCCCGGCAATAGTCGACGTACTCTTCGACGGAACGAATAAGTTCCTCGTCGACTGTGATGTCGTGCGCCTTGGTCTTCTCGACCGATCCTAGAAAGCTGATCGGATCGAGTTCTTCCCGCAGGCATCGCTCGGCGATCTGGTGGCCGGCGGTCCCCGTATCGGCGTACAGGCTCGGCTTGTCTTCGCCGAGCGGGGCGAGCGCCAGCGCGCCAGGACAATGAACGTTCCTGGCCGTCGCTGACGCACTCCACAGGGCGTGTTCGCGTGCGCCGTGGTCAACCATGAGCGCGGTCCCATTCGCGGCTTTGCTTTTGCCAAAAACGTCGCGCTTCCATTTTCCGCGAACTGTCGCCGTGCCAGAAAATAGGATCGACGCCGATCTCGCGTTCCTTGCGTAGCTGGCGTTCGTACCGCTCGTGCGCCGCGCTACGAGACGCAGCGCGTTTGGCCGATGCGACGGCGTTACGGCGCCGAAACTCCGGTTTCCGTTTCGTCGGGGCGAACGGCTCGCGCTTCTTTTCGGTGCGCGAGACGATTCCGGCGAAGAGGGCGCCAAGCGACGCCCCTCCGCTCAGGAAAGTGCGGAACCCGCCCATCACGCCACCTTGTCGCGCTGGAAGGGGTTCTTGGCGATCATCTCGTTCACGCCGTCGATGACGCGCTGGATGGTCGCCTGGTCGTCCGGAATGTCGGAGACCTTTACCTTCGCGTCGTCCTTCAGCACGAGGCTGATGACCTTCGGGCCATCTTCCTGCACGGCGGCCATACCGAACTTTTTGACGTAGCCGCCGAGCGCATTGCGCACGTCGTCCAACGTCAGCTTCTTGTCCGGCTCGCGAGCGGCCTTGGCGGCGTCACTCTCGGCTTTCTCGTCGGCCGTGTCCTGCGCCACGGTCTCGGCATCGTCTTCCGGTCCGACACGCTCTTCGCCGGTGCTGATCTGCGGCTTTTCTTCGTGGACGGCGGATGCTTCGGCGTCGGCCTTGTCGGCCGCCTCGTCTTCGGCGATCTCTTCCTTGGTGCGGCGCTTCCGGCCCGGCGCGGGCTGGCCGCGTTCGCGCTGCGGCTTGTCCGCGGCACCGTCGACCGCGCCGCTCTCATCGACGATCGGGTCTTTCGACGCCGGGACGCTCGCGATGGTCGTGCGATCTACGATCTGTCGCGCGCTATTACGGACAAATCCGACAGCGGCCATCGCTTCTTCGATCTGATGCGAAAGGTCGCCGTGGTCGGGGTGTGCGCTGATATGAATGTCAATTGGCAAGGTCGTCTCCTTTGGTTGTTAATTCAGGACTTCACGTATCGCGGACCAGAGCCGCATAAGCGACGCCTGCAAGGCTTCGTCGATCGAGCCTTCCAGAACGGCGACTTTCACAACGGCTTGCCGCCGCTGCGAATGGTTTGTGATGCGAAGCGACATCTGCTTCATCGAACGGGGCGAGAAGCTGGTTTCGACGAACCACATCACGGCAGCGGCCGACAGGTCGATCGCCTCGCCGGCGGCCTCGATCTGCGCGAGGAACACGCGCGGCCCGTCCGGCCGGGAAAACGCGGCGACGTTCTCGCCGCGCCGGGCGTCCGGCGTCGAGCCGTCAATGCCGGTCACGCCGAACGTCGCCAGGCCATCGCGCAGTGCGGCGCCGACGTCTTTATGCCAATAGGCCAGCACGATCTTGTCGAGACCGCAGTCGAATTCTTCCTTGACGGCTTCGACGACCAGATCGGCCTTGATATGGCCGGTGATGCGACGCAACGGGCCAAGGTGCATTTCGAGATCGCGGGTATTGCCGTTGTCGGCCGCAGCCATGATCGCGGCCTTATCGACGTCGCGTTCGATCTCGCGGCGCTTGGCATCGGAGATGAGCAGCGGCAGCAATTCGTGCACCGGCGGCCGGATCCCTACATCTGCCTGGGTCCGCAAAAGCATGAAACCGGCAACGCGGTCACGCAATTCAGGCAGGTTCCGGCCGCCGATGACGACGGGGATTCGACGGAAGTTCGAAATCTTCTTCATCCGGACGACGCAATAGCGATGCAGAAAATCGCCGTAGCGCGTCACGTCCGGCCAGTCCTTTGCGGGATTGGCGGCGAGACGTTCCGGCGCAAGCGCACGGAGGCGCGGGTACATATCGGCCGGTGAATGCGGGATCGGCGTGCCGGTTAGCGGCCACACAGCTTTCGCGCAGGCGTAGAGCGCGCGGATGTTCTGCAGATGCGCGCCGTCATCCAGAAGTTCGCCGTAGAGCGCCTGCGTGCGCTTCGCCGTGAAAGCTTTGGCGAAGTGGTCCTCGTCCGATATCAGCACGTCCCATTCGCGGGAAAGAAGCTTCGCCAGCAAGGCCGGTTTGGCGATCGACGGCCAGCCGACAATGACGACATCGGCGGTCGGGTCTTCAATGGCGACGCGGCGGTCGAACGCCGACCAGTCCGCGAAGCCTTTTTTCCAGACGCCGCGACCGGAAGCCGTCGTGATGACCAGAATTGATGCCGCCATGATGTAGTCAGCAGCGATGATCGCCGTGCCGGTCTTCCCGACACGCGGCTCGTCGGCCAACAGTGCATAGCGGTTCGCGGCAAGGAAAGCCGCGCCCGACAATTGCGTCGGGAAAGGCGTCATGGTCGTCATGCGAATACGCCTATGTCGCGCGTCATTCCGGACGAAAAGGCCGGTTTGATTCGGCCTTCGGCTATTTTGAAAATGTCGGGGTATTTTTCGATGCCGATGAAACTCCGGCCCGTGTTCCCGGCGGCAACGCCGGTAGTGCCGGAGCCCATCGCATTATCGAGCACCGTCATGCCGGCGTCCGTGTAGGTCCGGATCATGTACTCCATCAGGGCGACGGGTTTTTGGGTCGGATGAAATCCGGTTTCGGTCGCAAACTTCTGGATGCTACGCGGGTAGCGGAGAGCCCCGTCGTTTTCGCGGGCCGTTGAAAAACGGCCATAGTTGTCCATTTTTGACGCACCGCCGCCGACAGCGTACTTCTCGCCGGGAGTCATTTGCGGGTTGTAGAGACATTGCGAGCGGTAGAAAACGAGCACGTTTTCATGCGCCTTCATCGGCTGTTTTTTAACGTTTAAATGGCCGGTTGCACGCGGCTTCTCCCAAAGCCATTCATATTTGAGATGCTGCAAGCACGACGCGCCGAGCGCCTTGTCGAAGGGCGTCTGCGCCGTAAGAACTACCGCGCCGTTTACCTTAACGACGCGCCAATATTGTTTCCAAAGCGCGTCGAGCGGGATGACGGAATCCCACTTATTCCGCGTCGTGCCGTAGGGCAAATCGGCCAATATGAGATCGATCGATGCGTCCGGAATAAAACGCATCAAATCAAGGCAGTCGCCCTGCATAAGCTGGTAGGTGGTCGTCACGGGCGGCTCTCCGGCCAATCAGTTTCGCATGTTCGGAATGTCGGGCGTCATTATGGACACGACATACAAAAGGGTCAAGCGGGAAGTAGGATGATTTCCAATCCGAGCGCTTCAGCTAACGCCAATTCCGCCTTCGCACCCTTCGATGCGCCCCATCCCGGCAACAAGGCGATGGCGTCGGCCTCCTTGCATATCCACCGCGTATCGTCCGCGAGTGCGTCACGAAGCGAGAAACCGTGTTCCTTGGCGGCGATCTCTTCGTCGCCCGTAGCGTTGCCCTTCGACACGTCGACGCCGTTGTGCCGTTCGATGTCGCGTTCGGCCGGGTTGAAGACGACGTGACCGACGGCGCGCAGTGCGGCCGCGGCGGCGTTGAAGGCCGGAAAATTAAACTCCGGAATGCCCCGCATCGGGCCAGCGACGTAAATTTTCATGGCCGGTCGTCCTGACCGACGCCACGAAGTTCGTAGCTGATGAGAAACAGGATGCAGCATCCGGCATGCCACAGATGCGACTTGCCAGTTTCTTCGTCCGGTCCCTTGCCGGCCCACCATTTGAAGAGATGGCCGATCGTCGCCCGATAGACGCGGCTCCAGTCCATGCCCTTTTCCCAATTGCGCGGCGCATACTTCCGAGCGCCGAAGTCAAGGATTTCCGTGATGGCCTCGATCGCATCGACCGGCAGGAGATGTAGGGGCAGTTTGCCGGTGTCGTGCTTTATTCCGTACGAATCGAGCGCACCGAACGTCTCGGCGGCCAGTTCCCTGTCGAGTGCGTCGGCGAGATGCGATTCCTGTTGCGGAGCGTCGATCGGCCATTCCGGGTTCATATATGCATGCGGGTCCAAGCCGACCGATTCGATGGCATCTTTGACTTCGCGTCGCGCGTTCTTCGCTTTGGTCGTCACTGAAACACTCCTTCTTCCTGGTTGATCTTCCGCACATGCACGACCATGCGCGGCCGCGCGCTGTACCACTTCAAAACCCGGCCGTCGGCGATCTGCGCGTCGTCGGCCCACACGACGAGGTTAAGCGCGTCAAGAATTTTTCCGAAATTATCCCAATCGGGCTTCTTCGTCGGCCGTATCTGGCCCGACAGCGCCGCGGCCTGCCATTTCTTCGGCTTGCTGGCGGCGATCGGCATGTACGCTTCCACGACCACGGCCAACGGTCCTTCCAGCAACGGGCGGCCGTTCATGACCATCTGCGCCGCCAGCGCCAGGCGCGATTCGTAATTGACCGTGCGTTCCGGCGTGTAGGCGTGGCCGGTGCGCGTCACGCGCACGCGCTCCTTGCCCATTGGCGCCCCGGCGAGCTCGATTCGCACGATGTCGGACTCCATTACGGACACTCCGGACAAGCCCGCCTAATAAGCGAGGCCAGCGGACACGCTATCGGGGCCAACGAGCGCCAGGCACCGCTGGCGAATGATGTCGTGTTCCGTGTGCTGCAGGATGCACTCGACTTCTTCGGTCGCCTCTTCAAGATTACCATGGCCGCCGCGTCGGCACGAGTTGATCTCGTTCGACAATTCCCACAAAGCCTTGCTTTCTACCGCAAGCAAATTCGTCATTCTTCACGCTCCTTGCATGTAGCGGGCCAACCGAATCGGCTCGCCCTTTTCGATTTCGAGTACACACAGCAGAAGAGGAAGATACTCGCCCGATATGCGTCCGCGCTGAAACCATTTCTCAACGGCTGCGAGGCTAGGAGCCTTTACGCCGTAAGAGGTAAGCAGCACTCGTACATTAGGGGCATTGGAAAACTCGACCTCCAAAAACTTCCTTGCATCAAACATGCCGCCGCCGCTGAAATTGTTCGGTGTTTGTCGTGTGTAAGTTAACTATGCCGGACAGTTTGTCGGGCGTCAAGCGTTTTGTCAGACAAAATGTCTTGACGTTTGTGCGGTGCGGCATTATAAACGACATACAAATTCCGCAATTCCATGCGGTAGGTTAACTCAGTGCAGCAACGAATGTGCTAACAGGAAGGGACCAAATTTAATGTCTCGTAAGGATCGTACGCATATTTTCGGCGATGGCGCCGACAAAAGCGACGTTACGTCGCTGAAGCGCCTGACGCGGGAAGAATTCGGTCGGCGCCTGTACAAACTGATGATGTCGAAAGGCATGCGGCAGAGCGAACTCGCCCGCGCCGCCGGCCTTGGCCGAAGCCTCGTGTCGAGCTACGTCCGTGGCCTCAATTTCCCGACTCCGGCCAGTGTCGAGTCGCTTGCAAAAGCTCTCGGCATGCCCGCCGACCAGTTGATGCCGAACCACGTCGCGTCGGCGATCGAGGAAGACGCGCCCGCGTTCGATTTCCGCGTCAGCTCTGCCGATCCGCGCCGCGGCTGGATCAGGATCGACCGCGCCGTCTCGATCGAGACCGGCACGAAGATCATGCAGCTTCTGGCCGATGACCTTACTAACGGAAGCTGAAGTCGCCGAACGACTTCGCTGCTCGCGAGGAAAGGTCAAGCGCCTGCGGCTTTCCGGACGGCTGGTCTACATCCCCGGCCGGCCGCCTCTTATCGACGAGCAGGATCTCGAATCCTACCAAGAGAGGGCCAAATGTCGAAATCAATCCCGTACCTCAAACGCGCCCCGAACGGCATCTGGTATGTCCACTGGACCGAAAACCGCATCGGAAAGCGCGTATCAACGAGTGTTAAAGAAGAGGCTGAAGCGCGCCTTTTCCTCGCGCACTGGCTCTTGACGGAAGGGCAGGGGCCGAAGGACGGCCCGCTCGGCTCCGATCTCACCCTGGCCGACGTGTGGGTGGCCTACGACCGGCTGCATGTGCAGAAGAAGGTCGCTGGCACATACAACGCCGATTTGGCGTGGAAACAGTTGACGCCGCATTTCGGCGCGTTGCTGGTTCCGCAGTTGTCGCAAATGGCGGTTGACGAGTATGTCGAGAAACGGACAACCGGCAAACTCGGACGCAAGGTCAAGCCGCAAACTGTCGCGAAGGAACTTTCCTACCTCCTGGCCGCCGTCAAGTTCTGCGCCGACCCGCGTCGCAAGCTGATCGACCCGATGTTCGTCCAGCGCTACGATTTGCCGGCGCCGGGCGATCCGCGCGACCGTTGGTTGCGGCACGACGAGATTCAACGACTGCTAGACGCGGCGGCCAAGCTCCGGCGCGGGCCGCGCCTGTCGCGTGCGGAGCGGTTTCTGTGGCTGGCACTCGAGACGGCCGGGCGCAAGGAAGCGTTGCTCGATCTGACATGGAGCCGCGTCGATTTCGAGACGGGCATGATCGAGCTCGACGTACCGGGCCGACGGAAGACAAAGAAGCGTCGCGCCAACGTTCCGATCTCGGCGGCGCTTCTCCCGGTGCTGAAACGGGCGTACGAAGAACGTCTCGACAAGAAGAAAGATTGCCTGGTGCTCGACAACAAGGGCGCGGTGTGGGCGCCGATTCAGTTGGCCGTGATCGAGGCGGGGCTTGCGCCGAAACAGAAGATCGAACGCGGCCAGAAACCGCACGCGACGGGCATCTCGCCACACACCCTGCGGCACACGGCGGCGACGCACATGGCGCGACGCGGCGTGTCTCTGTTCAAGATCGCGAAGATTCTTGGTAACACGATCGCGATGGTCGAAAAGGTGTATGCGAAATACCAACCCGAAGATTTACGGGAAGCCGTCGACCGCATCTCCGACGGCGTTTTGGAGGCGGCAGAATGATGGTAGCGAACGTGGTAGCCGCTACCGAAAAACTGTGCGGAATGTCGCCCGACAGCGGACAATATGAGCCGATGCGCACCGATCAGGTGTGCGGAAACCCGGCAAAGTCATGTCGCGCGACACACGACAAAATGAACGACAACAGTGTTGACATCGTAGGGGTCACAGGTTCAATCCCTGTCACGCCCACCATCCGCAAAGCCTTGCGAATGCTGGATTCACGACAAACGAACACCGCCGAACACAGGCGCGACAAACAGCGTTTTGGTAGTCGTTTGGTAGTCATCAGCCTAAAAGGCTTCCGCCGAAGAGCGCTTCGCGACGCTGCTGGTCGGCTTGCGCGGCTTCGGCCTCTTGCTGCTTTCGGGCCGCGTAACTGGCGAGAATATCGGCGAACGGCAACGCCGCGGCGGCCGGCGCGGGCGCGACGAGATCGCCGAAGGATCGCGGCGTCGCGGGTGCGCCTGCCGCTGCCGCTGCCGCTGCCGCTGCCGCCGGCGCGGCGGGGTGGCCGCCCCGAGCGCCCGCCAATTCGACGTGCCAGTTCTCATTCGAGAGCGGGAAGGCAAGGCCGAACTTTCCGGCGTTTTCGTGCGCCCATGCGAGCGCCGCCGGATCGAGGAACTTCAGATCGGCCGCGTCGCCGTGGTTGTGCTGCGACCGTCCCGGAGGCGCAACCCATTTGCGCGCGGCTTCCGGCGAGCCGTATTTCCGCAACGCGGCATCGTAGAGTTCGCCCTGGCGCTCCGGCGAGCGGAATCCCGACGAGACGCGAAGACTGGCCCGGATTTCCGGCGGGGCGTTTTCGAACAGCCGCGTCAGCGCGGCCGAAAACTCCGGCTGCATACCCGTGAAGGTATCCGGCCGGGTCGCGCCGCCGACGGCGAATTTCGAGAAGTCAAACGGAGTGGACATTTTGTCCTTCCGATCCTACATTAAGCGCGAAGGAGAAACGGGTATGGCGGCGTTCCTTACGATCATTGTCGGGGCATTCGTGGCGTGGTTCGCGATCGTGGCGATTCTCGCGCTGCCGCGCGCCATCGGTCGCGGCGTGACGCGCACCCTCACTCCGGCGGAGAAAAAGTCCGCCGCGCAGCGGTTCATGGAAGAGTACCGCGCCGCTCATTGACGCTTGTCCTTCGGCGTCACGGTCAGTTCCAGCGGTGCTCCGCCGTTCGCTATAGCCCCGGATTGTAGCGCCGTCCGGCTTACTGCTTCCGGCCACACCGTCGGAGCGCCGCGCAGCACAGACTGCCGCAACAGATCGACCGACTGCGGATCCGTGAACAAATCAGCCAATTCGCCGAGACTGCCGCGCAATGTTGCCCGCCGGGCCGCGTCCCCTGCTTGCGTCAAGAAACTGCCGCCAAGCGTGCGAGCGATATCGACGGCACGACCGACCGGCGATGCGGTGCCGAGTTCTGCGTTGATAGCCGTGTTGAAAGCTGTTCGGCTACCGACGCCGGAGCGTCGGCCTGTTGCCGCGAGTACGTCGAGCAGTTCCGGAGCGACCGCGGCGGCTTGGCCGTTCGGGAGTGCGCCGAGCACCGCGTCGAGCACTTCGCGCCGCGTCGGGTTGCCGGCGACGGCTTTGTTGAAGTTCGCGCCGCCGAACTCGCGACTGTTCTCGCGCGTTGCGGTCGACGCCTTCGCGTAGATATCGGCCAATCGCTGCCGAATAAGCCCCGTGACGGCTTCCGGGTCTTTGGCGACGAGGCGCGTGACGGCATCGGCGGTCTCGCCAGCCGAGCCGGTAAGCGGGTTCTGCGGCAGGATCGCATTGCCGGCGCCTTCGGTCGTTCCAGCCGCCGCAACGCGGCCAACCGGCCCTTGCGTCAGCGGGTCGACCTGATTCCGTGAAATGTCCGCGAACTCTTTCTTGCCGGCGAGGAATTCAGGGCTCGCCGCCTCCATAGCCGCGTCGAGCTTCGTCAGAATACCCGTGACGGCCGCGTTCTGCTCTTTCGTGATCGCTTCCTGGCCGATCTGCGGCAGGTCCATCTTGTCGCGGAAATACTTCCGCGCACGGTCCAGATTCTCAATATCGACGATCGGCTTTTCCGGCACGGCGGGCACGCCTGGAACAGTCTTGTAGATCGTTCCGTTCGGCCGTTCTTGCGCGATTCGCTGCGCGGGAACCGCCGGCTGCGCTTTCGACGCCAAAAGCCGATTCTTCAATTCGGCGAGCGGGCCAGAGAGAATGCCCGTTTTATCCGCCGCTGCGGTGTTGTCGATCGACGCCAGCAGATCGGCCACCGTGTCTTCAGGAACCTTATCCGCGCCGGCTGCGGTGTAATGCGGCGTGACGGCGGCCGTGCGCGCCTTCTCGGCGTCGAGAATGACGTTGGTCGCCGCGTCAGCGGAGCGCGGGCCGAGCGTAGATGGCTGCGCGTTCTGCGGCGCTACCTTGTCGAGCAAGCCGCCGACAGCCGTGTCGACCTGGCCGGGGCGCTGCGCGAAGAACGGGGCCGTCTTCTGCCGACCAGTGACGGAACCTTCGACGACGCGCAGTACGTCGGGCAAGGCGCTTGCGCCTTCCGTGGCCTGCGCGACCGCTTCGGGGCCACTCAGCCGCACACCGGTGCTGTTGTCCTGCAGTTCCTTCGCCCGTTGCCACTGCGCGTCGGTCATGCCTTCCGTAGCGCGTCGGATTTGCATGTCGGGCGCATAATAGGCCCGGCCGGCGACCGTAGCGCCATTGCCAACGATCGCGGCTAGAAGGCGGGCGTAAGGCTCCGCTGCCGTGCCTTCGGTCGCTTCACCGGCGGCTTCCGACAACGCGCCGGGGATGGCCGCATTGTAGCCGAGATCGGCAGCGTACTCGGCAGCCTTGCGCGCCAGCGTCGGCGCGGCGCGGGTAGCCTTGGACGGAATACCGCCTGGCGCGGCGAACTCGCCGATCGTCTCGGCGAAGCGCCCGGCGCGCGTTTCCGGCGCGTGCAAGTTCTCATCCATGACGCGGCGCACAGCGTCTTGGCCGCCAGCGGCGGCACGGCCAAGGCCGGTTGATGGCATCGACGCTTCGATAGCGTCGCGCTCGGCCTGCATTTCGGGCGTCACGGGGCCAAGCCCGAAGATCGAGCGAACAAGGCCCTCGCCCTTGTCGTAGAGCCAGCGGTCGCCGGCGCGCACGAGACGGCCGAGTGTCACCGGCGCCATAGCCGTCTCGACAGCGCCGCGTACGACGCCCGAACCGGCGGACTTCAGAACGTCCATCGCGGTCGACGGCTGTTCCGGCGCAGCGGCGTCAACCGGCACGCCGGCAAAGCGCGGGCCGACCGCTTCGGCTTCAACTGGCGTTCCAGCGAAACGGGGCATCACGGTTTCCTGTACGTCTTGCCGTCATCGGGATCGACGAACAACGCGCCGCTTGGAAGCGCATTGTACTCGGCGTCCGATTGCGGTCGCGCCGGCTCTCCGGCCGGCTGCTGCGAAGGCGCGGGTGCCGGGGCTGCTGGTGCGCTCGCACCCGCGGCAGGCCGAAAATTCGGCGGCGGGCCGGAGGCGGCCGCCGCGTCGATCTTCGCCTTGCGCGCCTGAAGGCCGAGACCGGCGTCCATCGCGTCCACGGCCACATGCCGAAGCCATGACTTCATGCGAATCTGCTCGGGGCCGTCGCCGGGACGCGGCAGCAGCGTTTCCTGGTAGTGCAGGATCTCCGCATCGGGCGTGGCGGCGCCCGATTCGTTGCGCAGTATTGCTTGCACAAAACGTTCGCCAGTGACGCGGGCCTGCTGGTACTTCGGAGACTGCAGATAGTTGCCGGGGTTGAGCGTACCGATCGACGGAGACGCTTCGGACGCGCCTTCGACCGGACTCGTAAGAGCGGGGCCGATTTCGTCCAGAATCGGAAGCATGGCTTCGGCCGTTGTCGAGAAATTCGTCAGCCGCGCCTGCGCTTCGGTCATCGGCTTGCCGCCGCCTTGCTGCACGACTGTGCCGTCCGGCAGCGTCACCGAAAGACCGTTGCCGGATGCCTTCTCGTAAGGAGCTTGGCCGACGGCATCGGAACGATACGCGATCCTCGGCCCTTCCGGCGTCACCACGCTTTCGACCGGTGTGCTGCCAATGGCGACGGCGCGCTGCACGTTCGGGTCGAGCCTGCCGATAATGGCCGCCTTCAGTTCGTCCGTCGTCTGTGGCTTCGGTGCGCCAGACACGGCCGCAATCGGCGCGGAAGGCTGGCCGAATCGAATTGCGACGTTGGCCGGGATTTCCGGTCGTATTTGGCCGGGGTTAAGCGGCGCGTAAGCCCTGCCGAGTTCGCCGATCTGCGCGACGTCGAGCGCTCGCGCATTGTCGGCGGTGTTATTTGCGCGTGACGTTGCGGCGGTGACATCCTGGCCGCGCCGCGTCGTCAAATTGCCCTGATCGACGGCGTAGACGGAACTGGTCGGTGCATACGCACCGGCGCCAATGCCGTAGCGGTCAGCCGTTTGAAGCGGCACGTTCGGGTCCGTGATGTGCGTGTAGAAATCGTGCAGTCGCGCTTCTTTCGCCCGCGTCGCATCAGCGGTCGCCCACCCTGCCGCATCCGCACCGCTCGGCGGCGCGAACAACTGCATCAGGTTATTCGCGGCCTGCGCAAACTGCGGGTTGTTATAGTAGCCGGATGAACGGATAGGCATCAGATCGACCTCGCATATGGCGAGAAGAGATTCGCGCCGCGCGACACGCTGCGCAGCCCGGCCCACGGATCGCCGACCGTCGCCACGCCGGGCGCCGTTTCGAGCTGCGAAATCACGTCGGGGCCGCCGAAACTGGCGCCGCTCAATCCCGCGCCCGTAAGGAGCGAACCGCCGAGATTGAGCACGTCGCCGAAAGTCTTCAGCGCGTCGCCCTTGTGGCTGGCGGCGTCGAGTTCGAACGGCAAGACATTTTCGGAGCCGGCCTTGAAGCCGCCGATCTGGCCGATAGTTCCGGCGTCACGCGCCTGCGCGCGCCCGATGTCGCCGATCAGATCGCCGAACGACCGAAGCTGGCCGAGCGCCTGACCTTGCTGGTTGCCATAGGCGTCGGCCTTGCCTTTCTGCTTCTCGATTTCGCGCGTGACGACATTCGAACCGGATTGCGGCAACGTCAGTTCGTTCGTCGCCTTCGCATTGTCGTTGGCGTTCTCGATCTTCTGGTCGGTGAAATACTGGCCGAGATCGGAAGCCTTCTCGCCCTGCTGACCGCCAAAATCGAGATAGCGGTCCTGCGACTGCGTGTTGACGTTCGCGGCTTCGCGATCAAGGCCCTGCTGTCGGATGCGTTCGGCGTCGAGCGCGTCATTCCGCGCATGCTGGACGCGGCTCGTGGCGATGCCGTTCGCGACTTCCGAACCGGCCGTCAACGCAATTCCGGCTATCGTCAAGGGATCGCACATCTTATGACCTCACCGAAACGCGGCCGGTGTTGCCGAACAAGCCGGTGTCGTACCGTGGTGTCGGCCCGCCCGCGGCGTAGGACCGCTCCTGCGCCGCCTGGACGCCGAGCCCGTTCGTGAAATCGACGAAAAGCTGTCCGAGCGGATCGTATGCCGGCGGCTGCGACAGGGCCGACGCGCGAGCCAATGCGGAATTCACCGCGCCTTGCTGATCGCCGGTCGCATTCAACGTCGAAAGCAGATTGGCGCGGGCGTCTTCGACCGCATTGCGCGAGCTCGTCTCATAGCCGAGCGCCTTGTCCGCTACGGCGCGCTTTTGCGTGTCGTAGAGCTTGCCGAGATCGGCTTCCTTCTCGGCGCGGGCCGAGCTGTCCAGATTGCCGGAGCGGGCCAGCGAGAACGTCAGTTGCTTGTTGGCGTCGTTGTACTGGTCCTCGAGTTGCGGATCCGCATAGTCTAGATAGGACTGTTTCAGGCCGTTGAAGAAGTCGTCGTTGAAGCCGGTCTCCGGCGTGACGCCGCTAAACAATTGACCGGCCTTCGCGGCCTTTCCGAATCCGCCACTGCCGCCGGAATAAACCGTGCCGTCGGGGTTGTAGTAGGTGGCGTTAGGATCGAATGTCGCGCCCGCGTCGAGTGCGCCCGTCGCGACGTTGCCGCCGTCGAAAATCGAGTTGACGCGAGCCGTTCCGGCTCGTATCCGCGCCTGGCGGGCCTCTTCGTCCTTACGGGCCTGTTTGGCCTCGTCGTTACCGCCCTTCTTGTTGCCCATCGCGTTCTTCCAAAAGCTTCGTCAGATGATACCCGCAGCGTTCGAAGCCGAAGTGCTCCAAAAATCCTGCTGTTCTCTCTGATTTGAAACTGTTGTCGTTGCCGCCTTCGATCTTCGATGCGCCGAGCGATGTGCTCCAACGCAGAAGTTCCTTGGCGAGAAGAACGGCCGCCCGAGTTCCGCGATTTTCCGGCGAGACGTAAATTACGCGCTGTGTCGTATAAAGTCCATCCCGGTAGTCGAATTCCAGCATGTATGACATCATGAAGCCGATCGGCTTGCGCTGGTGCTCGACGAACCAGATCGTCGGCTGCGCGGTCGCAATGCTTTTCTGGAATGTCTGGCGCAACTTCTCGACGCTATACGGCTCGCCGGGCATGGTCTCTTCCAGATTCGCCACGCCCATGCGGACGAAATCGTCTTCTTCATCAGGCATGGCGAGCCTAACGAACATTGTCGGCCACCCATGCGAAATGATGGAACGTCTCGCCGTTCCGGCCGTAACCGCGCATTGCCCCTTCGTGCGACATGCCGACGAGATCAATCCAGCGATGCGCTTCCTCGTAGCCGTCGATCGAGATGCACTCGATCCGGTGCGCTCCGGCCTCGCGATACTTCGGGAACAGAATGCGCTTGGTGAAGCGGGCGATCGGCAGCGCGATATTCGGGAAGCTGTCGGTCGCGAAGAACATCAACGTCCGGACATTCGGCCTTGCTTCTACCATCGCGCCGACGCCGACCGGCTCGTTCGCATCGAAGAAGCACACGCCATCGGAATGCGTCGCGTACCGCTTGACGAGATCGTCCGCGAGGGCCGCCGCATCCGCCGCGAAGGAAAGCGCGATGAATTCCTCGACGTCCTTGGCCCGCATCCGGCCGGCGACGTAGCGCACCGCGTCAATTGTCGGAACGTCGGCCCTCAATTCTGAGGATCCTCGTCGCTCGTGAAATGGATGACGCAAGCGCCGAGCTTGGCGTAACCGTCGCCCTGGCTCTTGAAGATCAGACTGAAATGCGTTGACTGGCCGACCGCCGGGATGCGCGCCGCGCCGTAGGTCGTGTCGGAGACGACGTTCGCAAAGATGCCGATCTTGTCCTGCGCTTCGATGTTGTTCGGGTTCATCGCAGCGTAGATTTTCCACGCGCCTTGCGCGGCGACGTCGATGCCCGCCAGATGCTTCGTCTGCCACGGCGCGTTGCCGTCAAGATAAGGGATTTGCGCGACGGCTTCCGTGTCGTCGTAAACGGGATCGCTTCCGGTCCCGCCATAGCAATAGATCGTGTCGGCGGCGCGCAAGTAGACGCGCCTGTCGAAAACAACTGCGTCCGTCGGCTCGAAATCGTCGCCATCCGAATCGACCGTATTGTACTTCGACCATGCGCTGACCTTCGCACCGCTGAAGAACGAAAAGACGAAAATCTCACCCTTGATGATGAGCCAGAACCGGCCTGTTTGCGGTTCGATCAGGCCGATGACGTTCTGGCGATCGTCCGTCGTCAAGTCTTTCTTGGCGGCGCGCACCAGGTCGTCGACCGGCACGCCGATGTCCGTCGTGGAAGCCGCGTTCGAACTGTCGCGAGCGCGCAGCGACCGCAGGCCGCTTTCGTCGAGATAAAAGAGATCGTTGTCGCCGAACTGCGTGATCGACCGCGGGAAAACCGACCCGGTATTGTTGAGCGACTGCGATTGCTTGTTCAACGTCGGGTCGGGATCGACGTACCAAATCTGAATGATCGTGGCGGCGAAGACCGCAACGCTGTCCTGATAGCGCGCCAACGCGACCAGTTCCTCCGAACCGGACGACTGGCTCGACATATCGACGAATCCTGCGCCGGCCGCGTCGGTCGTCCATTTCGTCGGCTGCTGGATGCCGGAAAAGTGCATGTCCGGCCCGCTGACAGAATACATCTTCGACTTGATCGTGCGGACGAACGTGCCCGGCTCGAATGTGTCGTCGAGATCGACGCCGCCCGCCATCGACAGGCCGGTTGCCGGCGTCACGCCGAAGCCCTCGTCGGTTCCGATCGCAACCGCACGGCCGTTCGCGTCGGAGCCCGCGTCTCCGGCCAGGATGACGACCTGATCGCCGTTTGAGATAGCTTCGTATTCGGGACTCGTCGCCGCCGCGTTGATGGCGTCGGCGATAGCGGCGGCGGTATCGGCGTTGCTGCCGGTCCAGTCGATCGAACTGAAAATGATGTCGACGCCATCGACGGTCAGCGATGTGAGCGACGACGTGGCGTTGTCGGAACCGCCGGAAAGAGCCGTTTCGTCGCCGACCGTCACGTCGCCGCCGACTGTCGCCGCGACAACGAGATCGTTCGATGCGGCGCCGGCGTCGGTCGCCGTTATGGTGACGACGCCGCTATCCGCCGTCGCCGTATAATCGGGCGTCGACGTGTTGCTGTTGATGTCGTCGGCGACGGCCTGCGCGGTCGTGGCGTTGTCGGTCGTGTACGCGACGGCGCCAGACGTGATCGTCACGCCGTCGACCGTCACCGACGAGATTTCGTTACCCGTGCCTTCCGAGCCGCCGGTGATCGTGAACGAACCGGACGCGGCGACAGCCGCGTCTTCGACGCCCGCCGTGACCTGGAACGTGGCGCGAGCGCGGCCGTCGAACCAGTCGTCGACATGAACGCCGTCGTAATAATGCTGGCGGCTACCGTCGGAGAAAATGCCGACCGCGTAGATCAGGCCCTTATAGAGATCGAATGACGGGACGGAGAGCAGCGTCGGCGTGCCGTCAGGATGCTGCAGGCGCTGATAGGTCACGCCGGTCGGTATCCCGGCCGGTTCCTCGCCGCTTCCGAAAACCACGATGCCGGTGCGGGTGTAGGCCATGCCGACGGTGCCCGGCGGCAGTTCGAATTCCGACACGAAGGCGGCGCGTTTCTCGAATTCCCCACCGCTGGTGATATGACCGTCGGATGCCTGGATGAGCGTGCCGCCCGGCGACGTTTCCGGCATACGCCGGGCGTCAAGGCCACCAGTAAATTCCTTAACCCAAATTTCTCCCACCGTGAACTCCTTTACAAATCTGCTCCAACGAGATAATCTCGTTGCGCAAGTTGAAAGGAGCCGATTTCATGGGCGTGCAAGCACGAGACCTTACCGGCAAAAAGTCGGGGCGACTGGTCGTTATCCGTCGAGACGGGTCGAACAAAAAGGAGCCGCTTTGGTTGTGCAAATGCGACTGCGGCAACATGGTGCGTGTTGCGGCGTCTAAGATCGTTGGCGGAACTACGCGATCCTGCGGATGTTTCAAAGCAGACATGCATCGCAAGCGGCTTTGGAAGCACGGCCATTCGGCGGGGGGTCGTGTGTCGCCCACTTACAAAACGTGGGAAGACATGCTCAACAGGTGCCTGCACCACGTTGACTACGCTGGCCGCGGTATCACCGTTTGCGAACGCTGGCGCGCCTTTAAGAATTTTCTTGAAGACATGGGCGAGCGCCCGAAAGGGCTTACGATCGAGCGCAAAGACAACGACGGGAACTACGAACCCGGCAATTGCAAATGGGCGACGTACTCCGAACAGAATTCGAATCAACGCCCGCGCGGCATTCGCACAAGGCGTCACGCCAACTGCCGTCTTACCGACGAGCAGATACAGCAGATCATGTGCGACCCGAGAAGCGGCGCCGAAATAGGGCGTGAACTCAGCGTCGACCGCCACACGGTCAACCGGATCAAAAGGGGCGAGGGCTATCAGCATATAACGAGAGCCGGCGTTTTCAGGTAGGCGGGCGATAATTCGTGACGAAAATCTTGCGCGACGGCGGCGCCTGGTCGCCGCAGAACGGCTTGAACTTCACGCGCGGCGTCAACCGGCCGCGCAACCTGGCGTACCGCGAATTCGCCTCGTCAAGTTTCAGCTTGGCGTCTTTCGCGCCGCTGGCGGCCAGCTTCTTCGCGGCGACATAAAGCGCCAGCATCCGATCGTCGAGATCGGCCCTGTCGGAATCGGCGACAAGCGGATTAAGATTCCGGATGCCGATGAACTGGATGTAACCTTCGAAGGTGTCGGCATCGCCGTCGATGTCCGAAATCGGCCATATCTCTATATTGCCGTCTTCGTAGATTTCCCATCGGCGCGGCGGATAGGACCGCTGGTCGAGATCGGAATTGTAGGCCGCGAGTTCGTTGGCGCCGATGCCTGGCAGAAGATCGAACCAGCGACCGTTCGTGAAAATCTGAAGCTTTTCCAGCCGATCGACTTGAATGTCTTCCGGCATCGCGTAGTAACGCTGGCCCGCCTGTACGGCGACCTTGCGCTTCACGCGCAGATGCGGCCAGTCGAAGTCTTCCCAAAGCCGCTCCTGCTCGGCCTGCAGAAGCGTGACCTGAGCCGATCGGTCTTGCGCGTTATGCGCAGGATTGAGCGAAAGGCGCGCTTCGACCCGTAGCAGATCGAGCAGCTTAACGAGTGTCGTGTCGCGCGCCATTCCGGACTACTCTGCCGGCGTGAAATCGACGTAGAACGTGTCGCCTACCGCGAATTTGCCAATCAAAGCCGGATTGGCGACCTGCATGTCGAAGGCGACAGACGGCGAGAACCTGGCGAAGGTGTTGTTCTCATCCGAACCATCGGCCGGGTACGAATCGGACCGTGCTACGCCATGGAACATCAGCCGTTCCGAATTCACGCCGCCATCCCCGTCGGAATACGGCAGCACGGCAGAGACACGAACTTTCGCGCGCATGGTTGTCATCGTTCTTCCTTCTCGTGGATGCGTCGGCTATCAGCCGAACAGATTCTCGTCGGTTTCGGGCTTGGTCTCCGTCTCGTCTTCGGCGGCTTCGGCGGCTTTCACCGCTTCCGCGATCTCGGCCTTCTTCGCCTTCGGGTCGATTTCGACGCCCTTCTGCTCGGCCAGTTCGACGAGCTCGGCTTTCGTCATGCCCCCGACGACCGGAGCGTCCGCAGGCTTGGCGCGCGACGTTGCCTTGAAGAAGGTCGGGTCGATTTCCAGTTCGTCGAGCTTCTGGTAGGCGCGCGCCGCGGCGCCGGGGAACAGCGCATTTACCGCCGCCACGTCGCCCTCTTCGGTCTGGATGCGGGCGCGACCGTAAATCTCGCGCAGCCGTCGAATCTCGTCACGGTCGCTGCGGTCGATGTTGTCCTTCGGCTCGATCTCGTGAACGGCGCTGTTGCCGTGGATCGCCATCAACACGGCGATTTCCGACGCCGTGACGCCGTATTTCGGAACGGTGGTTCCCATATCGCCGCCAAGGGCGAGCATGATGTTGGCGGTCTGCAAAGGTCGTCTCCTGTCAGGTTGCGGATGATCGGCGGGGCCGAAGCCCCGCCGTTAAGGATTACGAGAGGGCGACGGATCCCGTGTTCACGACGATCGTGCCGTTGCCGGCGGCGTCGAAGAACACGAGCAGGCTTTCCGCCGGCGCGTTGAGCGTCGCGACGTTGTTCGTGCCGTCGAACGTGCCCTTCGTCAGCGTGAGCGTGTGAGCCGCCGTGCCGGACGCCGACACATCGGTGACGGCGAAGAAGCCGGCATGCGCGGCGGCGTCGGCGATGGTTGCGGCAACGGCTACGGTTGCGTGGTTCAACCGCACGTTCTGCACGCCAGTAGCCACGGCGCCGGAAGCCGTGAGCGTCTGGCTCGCCGGCGCGGCGTCGCGCGGGTCGGACGGATTGTACGACCCGTTATTCGTGTTGTCGCCAAAGGAAGCGCGAAGCGTTGCGCCGGCCGGCCACGATACGCCGCTCTTGTTGGTGATGGTGATCGTGGACGCACCGAACGCGAACGTCGCGCCGTCGTCGCCCTGGTCCCACCGGCCATAGGCGCCGTCGTTGATCGTGACTTCACCGTCCGTCGATCCGGTCAAACCGGCCTGCGTGGTTCCGGTCGGATAGGACACGGCAACCGTACCGTCGTCGGCTACGGCCGACGCGAGAACGACACTGATATTTCCGAGAGAGCTCATCTGAGTAACCTCGATTTCGTGTTGAAGGGAAGAGGCGGGGCTGGAGCCCCGCTACTCAGATCAGGCGATTTCGTAGATGCCGGAAGTGTTGAGCTGCCGGGCGACCATCACGCCGGTCATGGAGATGCCGTTGTACATCACCATGCGGTCGTAGGGCCGGGCCGGGTTGTGCTTCTTGTACTTCTGGCCGTCCATGTACATCAGCCGGAGGCCGCGGGCGCCCATGTCGATCGCGTAGCAGAACTTCGACTTGCTGAGATCGTCCATGGTCGGATCCCATTCAAGCGGAAGCCCGGCGTGGTTCGGATCGGCCATCGAACCGTCGGGGGTCTGCCCCTTCCATCCCGTCTGTGTGTAGTAGCCGTTGGCCCGCATTTCCTTCTTGTAGGCGTCGATGAAGTCCGAGCCACAGAAGTAGCGAACCGACGTCTGACCGTTGGCGTACTTGGACCGGCGGCGAGCCGCCTTGTCCATCGCCTCGATAAGCGCGCCGCCATTTGTGGTCGCGGACGTAATGACGCCGCCCGACGCCGTGGTCATGGCGTCGTTCCGCCACCATGTGTTCGCCACGCGACTAACGTTTTCGGTCGAGCCGGTATCCGGGTCTTCCAGAAGGAAAGCCTTGATGCCGGCAAGGGCCTTCACGTCGGTCGAACCGTCGTCGTGGATGAGGCGGTCGAGCGAGAAGTTGTAGTCGGCGCCAAGCTTCTCCATCTTCTCGTCGAAGATGTTGGCGAGCGCCTGCGCCTCGCGGCCCGACATCTCGGAAGTCGTCTGATCCGAACCGCGCTCGACGACATCGATGCCGTCCATTTTCAGTTCGGTCTGCGTGACGACCATGCCGATGTAATGTTCCTTCCACGCCATGCGAGCGCGGGCGGAACCCGTCGGGTTGTAGTGCGACAACTGATCGTCGCCGGTGTAGCCGGCGAGCGTGCCGCCGCCGTAACCGGAGCCGACCAGGAAGGAGACATACTCCTTGCCGCCGGGGAACTGCCCCGCTTTCGCCTGAAACGCGGCGAGCATCGGCTTGTTCGCCACGTCCTGCTTGAAGACCTTGCCCTTGTTCAGGTAGGTCTCGAGCGCCATGTTGTTGATGTCGGATAGTTCGTCTGCCGTAAGAGATGCCATCTCTCGGATTCCTGTCAGCCTGCAGCCCTCCGAGAAATGACGGCGTTCACAGCGTCGAGCGTGTCATTGATCTCGGGGCGCGCGTTTCCGCTTGCGGCCTGCCCTCCGGTGATCGGTCGAATCGCCGGCTTCTTCTGACGCGGATTGGCCGGCGGCGAGTAAGCCGCCGAAACCGCGTCGTAAGCCTTCTGAAGCTGCGCCCTGACGCCTTCCGGCGTATCGGGGCGGCCTTCTCGGGCCTGAAGCCATGCGATCTCCCGCTGAAGAGCAGGCATTTTGGCTTCGAAGTTCGGGTCGCGGCCCTTGCGCTCAGACTGCCAGGAGGAAACCGCGCCCTGAATAGCGTTGTGCCGATCGGTCTGTTGGCGGCTCTCAGACCGCTTCTGATCGAACTGCGTCCGCGCTTCGGTGGACTTCACCGCCGCCCGCGACCGCGAAACTTCCAGCGCAGCTTCGGGCGTCATCTTGCCCTCAGTGACCATCTGTTTCAGATCGTCGGGGAGCAGTTCGCCCGCCGCAATCAGGACATTCTGCACCACAGGTTGCATCTGCTTCCATGCTTCGGCGGGGTTCGTCTTGATGAGCCCGCCGATGCGCAGAAGACTGGCGGCTTCGTCGCCGGACAGCCCTTGCTCATCAATGAACGTCTCGACGTTCCTGTACCGCTGCGCGTCGGTTTCGGCAGTCTTCAGTTTCCCGAGAACTTCCTGAAACCGCGGGTGCTTGTTGAACGGGACATCGGTGTAGTTCTCGTTGTCCGGTTCCTTGGGTTCCTTCGGAGCCTTCGCACCGGGCTGCTGCCCGTCTTCGGCGCCATCGGCTGACGAGGCCGCCGCCGGCTTCTGAGTCTTCCCGTCGACCACATCGCGGACGACCGAAAGGGTCTCGTCACCTTCGGTTTTGCTTGCGTCGGTCGCAGCGGACGAATCTGCGTTCGCGGATTGCTCGGCCTCTTTCGAGGCATCCGCTCCGTCCTGAGCCGCTTCGTTCGGATCGACCTGATCGAGTTCCGCGGCGTCATTTTCTAGTTCGGGAGGCATTTACGCTCCTGTTGGTTCGACATGAAAATACACATTTGTCCGGTATGTCGCAAGTGTCGCCCGCCATTACGGACAATCATTGCGTCTTGTTATCGCCGAAGGCCGCGTCCGTACCCTCCGTGCGGCTATGCGGCTGCGGCGCGTTCTTCGCGCCTTCGGCCCCTTGCGCGTTCGGATCCGTCTGCTGATTTCCGGTCGACATAGTAGCGAGACCGTTCTGCGCGACGATGGACGGAATGTCCTGCGTGAGCGCTTCCGTCAGATCGGCGTTGTCGTCGAGCCGGCGGATCGTCTCACGCGCCAGCCATACAGGGCTTATGCCGGGCATCTGCATCAGGAACGGCAGGAGATTCTTCCAGTTGTTGACTTCGACGGCCTGGTTCGGCTTGCCCGTCGAGCCCGCTTCGACCTCTAGATAGAGTTCGTCGGCGATCTCGGAAAGCGACATATGCGGCCACATGGCGCCGACGCCGACGATTATCTTGACCTGTTCTTCGGACATTTCGCGAAGCAGGATCTGGCCGCCACCACGCGCCACGACCGTCAGGAAAGCGTCGAGATCGTCGATGCTCGAATCATCGGCCGACTTCGACGAGTTCGCCGCGATAGATTCGCCGGTGGCCGTCGCGTTGCCGGTGACGCCGAACTGCGATTCCGACGAGCCGGTGACATACTGGATGTCGGTGAAGAACTCGCCGGTCTCGTACAGATTCGGATCGACGCCGGGGACGGGGAGAGCATCGAAAACGTCTTTCAGAGCGCCGTCCGTATTGAGCCCCGTCGCTTCCAGCGGTCCGGTCTTCTTGATCGCTTCGACGTCTTCCTTATCGAGCGCGCCGTTTTTGTAGAACCAACGCGGCCGCGCGGCATAACGATGCTCCCGCTTGGCCTGCCGCGACATGTTCCATTCTTTTTGCTGCTCGTACATCAGATGCACGTCGGAGAGCGGGAAGATGCGGTCTTCGTTCTCGATCTCGTTGAATGTCAGCGCGTAGACCGGCCAAAAGTCTTCGACGAATACGTCGGGCGAGGCGGGCTCCTTCAGGAATTTCGCGTAGCCGTCGGCGGTGTAATAGACGAGGCCGGACGGCTTGTCGTAGGTCTTCCAGACACAAACGAGACCCTGGCCTTTCTTCGCCGGCGAATAAGACGTGTCATCCGGAAGGGCGTCCTTGTCGCCGTCTTCCGTTGCGGGATTCTTCATGTCCCGCACATAGCCGTTGTAGTTCTTGCCGAGATCGACGTCGAAAATCTCCTTCACCTGCTCGCAGGTGTAGAGATATTCGACCGTGACGTGCCTAGCGCCGACAAAGCCGGTCAAATTTCGACACAGCTTGTCAGGAATGACGCGCGTGGCTTGCGGAAAGTCGATGATGAGACCTTCGCGCGTGATGACTTCCGGTTCGGCCTGAAGCGCGGCGAGGCCCTTTTCGAGTTCCGCGATCTCCGGGTCGTCCGGCATCACGGGGTTCTCTTCGTCGGTAAGATTGCTGGCGAGCGTGCGAAGATGGTCGAGCCGGACGCGAATGTCGTCCATTTGTTCGGTCAAGCCGGTGCGCGGGCCGTATTCGCGCTGAAAGCCGAGTTCGACATAGGCGACGCCGGTAACGGTCGCGCGGCGCACAGCCTGTTTCATGCCGGTCTTGAAGTCCGCCGGCTTCTGTTCGCGAAGCTGCTGCGCGAAGAGAATCTGCAGCGTCTTCCCGACGCGCTGCATCATCAGGCGCTTCTGCATGCCCTGCTGGTAGTCGGCGATGGTGCTCTGCGCGGTTTCGAAAGCCTGCTCGATCTCCGGCGGGACGCGCGGAAGCGCCGGTTCGCCGGTCATCGGATCAGATGCTGGCGGAACCGGAGCGCCGGTCATCGGGTCGGTCGGGTTCTGCGCCTGGGCGAGCGCGGCTTTCGCCATCGCGATCGTCTTATACGCCAATTCCAGCGACTTCGGGTCTTCGTCCCATATCGTGAAATCCATTGTCTCGCGGCGACGCGCGACGATCTTCGGGTTCTTCGCGTAGAGCGCGGCCGTCTTCTGCTTGACGTGGCGGCCCGCGAGATTGGCCGTGTAGTGATGGGCCGGATAATCCTTGCCGCGGCCGTAGCGCGCGACGAACATGTCCTCGCGCATGCGGTCGTAGTCCTTCGCGAAGAACGACTTGTCGGCTTTCACCTTCTTGCGGATGTCCTTGACGAGCTGCGCTTCGGAAGGGGACTGCTCGCCGTCCTTCGCTTCGTTCGTGTCGACCGCGGCGCTGTCGGCCGTTGCGTCGGTTTGTTCGTCGCTGTCGTACGCCATTCCGGTCAAATCCCGTTCGCGACCGCCCGTTCACGGGCACGTCGCCAATCCTCTTGCTTCTTTAACCAGCCGAACGTTCCCTCGTGGGATTTCGGCTGCACTCTCGGCTTTGACGGGCCGAACTGGCTCTGAAGGCCAAGGCCAATATACGCGAGCGCGTCAACAAAGTCATCGTGCGTTCCGTTCGGGAATGCCAGGAGTTCGCTGATGGCCTTTTCCGCCCACCAGGCGCCCTTCGGGAAGTAGACCTTCCCCATGGCGACGCGGGCGGCGATCGACTGCGCGCGCTGTTCCTTGTCGACCGCCGGCGTGACTTCGACGAGATTGATGTACGTGCCTGATTCCAACATCCGCTTGCGCAGGAACGGCCCGATAGACTTGGAAATGTGACCGCGTTCCGCCCACCACAGAAGCGGCCGCTTGTTCCCGCCGGCCATTGCCAGCATCGCTTCGACCGCTTCATCAGTCGGCATTCGTCGCCAGATCGCGTCGATGAGATAAATGTTGTCCTGCGCGTCGACACCGACTTTTATCAAGCACGACGGGTCGTTCCGCTGGTTCGTGCCGACGGCGTGGTCCGAAGCGCAATAGTAGCGCAGATTCTCCGGCAATTCGTCCGGCGTGTAATACTGGATCGTCTCGCGGCGAAACAGAATGCCGTCGGCGACGGTCGGCCTTTGCTGATAGAGCGCGGCGAAGCCGAGCGGGTCGAGACGCTGCTGACTGAGCAGAAAATCAAGATCGTACCGCTCCGGCCACAGCGGTTCGCCTTCCTTGCGGCCGAGCGGGTCGCCCTCTTCCGCGATAGCCGGCAAACGGATGATCTTCCACTTCTTCGCTTCGATCTCGTTGTAGTTCGGGTTTTCCGGGTCCGTCAGCCGACCGATTATGTCGTCGGAATGCCAGCGTGTGAACGTCAGGATTACGAACTTCGGCCCCATGCGGCGGGTCATGAAGACCTTCGTGAACCAGTTCCATGCCGCATCACGAACGGCCTGCGACCGTGCTTCCTCGTGGTCCTTGAAGAGATCGTCGCCGATGCCAAGGTGCATGCCGCGCCCGGTCAACGCACCGCCGCGGCCGACGAAGACGAGGCGCCCGCCTTCGGTCGTCTGGATGTTGCTCTTCGACGTGCCGCCACGCCGCAGGCGATGCGTTGGAAAAACCTGGCGGAACTGCGGCGTCTGCATGATGGCGCGCGTATCGGCGCCCATGTCTTCGGCCATCGTATCGCTGTAGGACGCGACCGCGATGTCCCATGCCGGGAATTTCCCGCTCACCCATGCCGACAGGCTCTTCGTGGAAAGCTGCGTCTTCCCGTGGCGCGGCGGCATCACGAAAATAATCTGATTCGTGCCGAGTTCGCCGTCGATCAACTTCGTCAGATCGGCCGCGATAGCACGGTGAAATCGCTCGTCTTCATACCGCGACCGATGCACGTCATTCGGTGCTTCCGGATCCGGCATCGTGAACTTGGTGAACTTCAGGAGATCGTCGCGCGCCGCCTGCGCCATCTGCTGACGCTCGAGCAGCGCGATCTGCGATTTGAGTTCGCGTTCGCGCGCCGCCTCTTCGATCTCGGCCTGGCGCGGATCGACGAAGTTGTACCGCTTGCCGGTCTTCGGGTTGATGGCGTGCGGGTGCGGCATTCAGCGTATTTGCCGCTCGATATCGGCGCGTTTTTCCGGCGACAAAGCGTCTATCTTCTGCGCCAGGACTTCGACCTTTGTCGTCAGGCCGTTTACGCGCTCGCTCACGCCGTCAATCTTCGTGCCGAGCGTCTGAAGATAGGTATCCATCCGCTGATTCGTTGTCAGCAGGCCCTGCTCGACGTTCCCCATGCGGTAGGGCAGATTCACGAGCGGCTGAAGTTGCGCCTGTATCTGGTCGAAGTTCTTGTCGACCAGATCGGAACGCGCCACCCGCATCTGTTCGATCTGTTCGACACGACTGGCGAGGCTTTGCACGTACATCGCCACGCCGACGCCAACGACGACGATGCTTACCACCGAAGGGACGTTTACCCGGAGCCAGTTCACGTTGACTTCGCGATTTTGCTGCATCTGATCCGCCATCAGCCCCGTTGCCCTATGCCACGCGTAGAAAGATGAAACCGGCAATCGCAAAGGCAAACGCGCCGTAACACATAAGTATGCACTTATCGGACGCGAACGCCTCGCGCCACATGCGCCGGAAATGCTTCAAGTCCCACATTTCCGCCGCTCGAAATTCCTGTCATTCGCTTCGACCCTATTGAAGCCGGGCCGGTCGGCCTTGATGAGCGCCACCGTGCCGGCCGCTGACAAATTATTCAGACTGAAGCCCGCGCAGCTCGTCGCAGGCGTCGATTGGCAAGCCGCGACGCTGCAAAGAAGCGACGCAAAGATCGTAATCCGCCATATTGCCGATTTTAGCGTCATCGCCCTTCCTTTCGGCCTCTGCCTTCGTGTCCGCGACCGCCTGCTCGGCGATTCGCCTGTCGTACCCTTGCCTATCGCCGCGTGCGTGCCCGACGACGTACGCAACCGGAACCGCGGCGATCAGCACGCCGAGCGCGATCGCTTTCCGGTACGCCCACGCCGCCAGCAAGAAACTCACGCTTCGACCTCCGCGCGGACTTCCTTGACGCCGGCAACCGCACGATTGCGGATCAGGAAGTAAAGGCCGACCGCCGCGATGCCGACGACACCGACCGCCAGGATCGTCTTCCAGTCCGCGCCGAGAACGCCGCTCAGGCCAAGGCCGCCGATACCAGCCCCGCCGGTCAGCTTGCCCCACCAATCGACCTTCTCCTTGACCTTGACTTCGACGGTCGTCGGAACGGTCGGTTTCTCGACTGGAACCGGGACGTGTACTTCTTTCGTCACGACATCGGCCGGGTTACCGACCATGTCGAGCGCCGCCGCGCGTACGCGGCTGACGCGAGCCGTCCAGCCGTTGTGAAACGTCGTCCACGTCTTCAGGCCGCGCAGAAACGCCATGCGACGATCGCAAAGTTTGTTGACGACGTCATCGGCGGCCATCGCTTCGCACGCCGCGATCGTCTTCGGACCGATCTTGCCGTCCTGCGGAGCGCCGACGACCGCTTGTAGATATTTCGCCGCCCGCGCTGGACCGGAATTCACCGCGAAATCGAACACCGCGTAATCGACGCCGGCGGGGAGTGCGGGGCCGTCGACAGCGGACCAATACTGCTTGTAATAGACCGTCTCGGCCTGCGCAGTCGTCAATCGCTTCAGGTCGGCGACCGTTCCGCTCGGTTTCACGTAGCGGCGGAAGGTCGCAAGCGTGACACCCTTATTGGTCGCGCCGCCTGGATCCTTCGGATTATTGACAAAGCCGCCTTCTTCCCGAAGCACCAGCGGAATTGCGCGTTTGAAGTTAAGGTCCATCGTTGTGTTCCTTGTCGCCCGTCATTCCGGACTATCGAAACGACGCCGCCAGTGCTCGATGAGTTTCAATCGTATATTCATGTCAATCGCCATTCCAGACAATTAGCTGAGTTTAATAAGCATAGCCCACGCTCCGTAAGGGCCATCTGAGTTACTAGTGGTGAACGTTACATTTCCGGAATGACTCTTTCCGACAATAGCCGCGCAATCACGTAAATCGCCATCTTGATCCGCTATTTCTGTCGCGCCGGACCAAGAGCAGCTATCGCCGTAAAATTTATTACTCGCTATACATACGATAATTTCGTTCTCTCCTGTCGAAACGCTCGATATAGTGAGCGTTTTAGTCGATGCTGACGCCGTGGTAACCAACGCATTGCTGCCGACGCCTCCGGTGACGCCGATAACGACGGCCTCGCGAGTGTACGTCCCCGCGAACGTGGAACTGTAGTTCACTATGAGGCTTGCGTTGCCGCTTCCATCGCGCGGAACGTCGTCGGCTATGACCACGATCAGTCGCCACACCTTCGATCCTGACGTAAGAAAATTATAAACTTTCAGGTACGCCGTCACCCCGCCAATCGTGGCGGATGTTGGTGCGCCATTCCCCTCCAAACCCGTCCACATAAGCACCATCATTCTGCCAGACGCGGGGGCGGGTAGTGATACCGTGTAATGGTTGGCGTTCTTGACGGTCCTCGATAACGCAGTATGCGACATAACCGTCGTGTAGGCGATCGGCGCCGCTACGGTCGCGAATCGGTAAGGGGCGATTACGAAGCTCACGTCCGATACCCGATCAGCGCGACTTTCAGGCCCGCCGCCGTGCCGCTGCCGATCTGGTCGATGTCGATCGAAATTTCCGCGTCGTCGGCCAGCGCCGTGTCGGATATGACCGCGGCGGTCGCGGCGGTCTTTGACGTCTTCTCCGTGTTGTCGATCGTCAGCTTCGTCGACAGGATCGACGTGCCGCTCTCGTTGATGTCGATCGTGAAGATGCTGCCGCTGGTCTGCGCGGTCGTCAGCGACGCGCGCACTTCCTGCAGCGTGAAGGCGTACGGCAGGCGAAACTTGACCTTCGCCGTGCCCGCCGAAGCGGCGCTCGTTTCGTCGCCGACCGCGACGATGATCGCTTCCTTCTTCAGATTGGCGTCCGTATCGTTCGCCGTCGCGCCGGAGGCGATACCGTCCAGTTTCGTCTTTAGTGTCGTCGTGAACGAAGCAGTCGTGCCATTGATCGCGGCAGAATAGCCCTGCACGGTCGTCCCGATCGCGGCGGTTATGCGCGCGTCGGCGGCCGTGCTGAAATCCGAGATCGTCGCCGCAAGCTGCGTGCCGGTATGGTTGGCACGGTTTTTCAGATTGGCGTCGGTGTCGTTCTTCGTCGCTCCTGTCGCGATGCCGGTCAATTTCGTCCGCTCGGCGCCAGTCATGACCTTGTGGGTCGTGTCCTCCGACATATTCGCCATCGCGAATGCGTCGCCGCCCTTGTTGTTCGGGTCATACGTCGCCGCGAGCATGTCGCCGGTGCCGGCGCCCGCCGCGCCGGCTGCGCCCTGCGGGATCCCGAAATCCAGCACGGCGGCGGTATCCGTTCCGGAATTCGTCACCGTGGCGGCGGTGCCCGGCGAAAGCGTCGTAATTGTGCCGATCGTGATAGTCGCGGCGACGCCGTCCGCGCCATTCGCCCCATCGGTGCCGTCGGAGCCGTCAAGCGAGGCCAGCCATTCCGTTTCCGTGCCCGTGAAGCCGTTCTCGACGGCAAGCTGATACGCCGTAGCGCCTTGGAACTTCGTCACCACTTCGTCGGCCAAGCTGTCGAGCGTGACAATATCGTTGACGAGCGCACCGTCTTCGCGGCGGACGTCCTTCAGCGCATCTATCGTCGTATTGAGCGCGGTGGCGATATTCGCGAGTTCGTTGTCGAGATCGTCACCCGGCAGCGGCTCCTGCGGGCTCGTGGCCTGGAAGCCGGCGAAGCTGAAGCTTACTTCGTAAGGAGCGGGATCGGCCAATGTCGTCTATGTCCAGATTGTCGCGCGCCAAAACATACACAGTTGGCGCCGAAACGTCCATAGCGCCGCGTTGATGCGGCGGCCCCTTCTTTTTGCCGGCCATCTAGCGAGGGTTGAAGCGTCGGGCGATTGGTGCAAAAAATGGGAAGGACTTGGGAGCCCCAAAATGTCGTCCATACGAAAAGCCGCGAACGCCGCCCTCGATAGCCTTCGCGGAACAGCCTACCCCGATG